CAGAAAATACGATATATATCAGTTTCCAGAATGCAATAACGTAGTAGTTTCTGGAGATATTCACGGCGACTTTAATCTCCTCGTGAACAAAATTTGTGTGCAATATCAAATGCAGAACACGTTAGTTATTGTAGCTGGCGATTGTGGATTTGGGGTTGACAAGAGAGGCTATTATGACAATATGGTGAAAAGGAACGCCAAACGTATGAATGATGCCAATAATTGGATTGTATTCATTAGAGGCAATCATGACAACCCAGCATATTTTGATGGTAAAAGTTTTAAACACAAACGCTTTATTGCGATTCCAGACTATTCTGTAATCAACGCTTGCAACCATTCGATTCTTTGTGTAGGAGGAGCCATATCGGTTGACCGTACATATAGGCTTGAAGCATGGAGTAAAGAACATCAAAAACGGCAACGTTATGGCAACACGGAAGATGTTGATGATTTTTCACCATCATACTATTGGAAGGACGAATCGCCTACTTATAATGATGAAGCACTAACATTGATTTTGTCAGAACAGAAGGTTGACATTGTAATAACACATACGTCTCCATCCTTCTGCGAATTATTAAGCAAGGAAGGGATAAGCAAATGGACTTGCAACGACAAAACTCTGATATCAGACATACAGCAGGAACGTGAAGTTATGAATAGTCTGTATGAAACTCTGAAAGAACATCAGCAGCATGTCACTCATTGGTGTTACGGACATTTTCATCAAAGCTGGCATTCTTCTATTGATGGTACAATGTTCAAGATGCTGGATATTATGGAGTTTTATGAGTTGAAATAATTATGACACAAGGTACATCTACATATTACGTTTGGATAGGTGGCTCATGTGATTATGGCCATAAAGAGCGAGCTGGTGGTGCTGCCGTTGTGATTGAGCATAACGGCAACATCATCAGCCGTGATGTTATCAGCGACCTGCACACCACGGAATTCCGAATGATGCTAACCCTCATGGTAAAGGACATGGAGTCTATCTTATTATATAAGCAGACTCAGCCATAAATAAATCGACCGCTCACCCAATACGAGGAGAGCGGTCGTTTTCGTTTCTATCGAGAAAGCGGGTCATGAAGGGTCAAAGTCATTAAGGGTCATTAAGGATTTCCACTTCTCTCTTTTTGATAACACACTAGCGCTATTTTGGTAACACATTTGTAACACACATTGATGATTTCGCAATACGTTAAATTTATAACCTGTTGACTAACAGCTATTTACCAAAAGAGCACATTAAAGAGGAGTAAACGATAAAATATATTTAAAAACAAAAAAGAACAACAGAGATAAGTTCTTATGAATAAGCAACTTACTACCATTGTTCTTCCACGCTATTTTGTACAAATAAGTTTTATTTTGCTTATTTTGTGATTCCGTTGGGGTCACAACCAATTTCTCACAAATCTGTCTATATCAGCCACTTATCTTTCGGGTGCAAAGATAGTGATAACATTTTTATAACACAAATTTTTAATTACTTTTTAACTATATTTTGCAAAAGTTGAAATTTGGCGGTTTCAAATACTTTTCTTACTTTTGCACTCGTCAATGTGACGATTGATATAAGACTTCGATATTCAACCTGTATTCAATAGGTTCAATATAAATCACGAAATCCCTAGGTCGGCGTCACACGACTTGGGGATTTTTATTTTCCCCGAGTTTTTGGCAAGACATACGAGGTTTCATCAGTATCGTCCTCTTCGGTTTACCTGCCGATATATAAAACGACCCTAACTTAGATAGATATATCCCTTCAGTCCTGCTCTGAGCAACCAACCTCAACAGGCAACGCACGACCGAAAGGTAATCCACTGGGACGAAGAAGGCTTGCGGAATGGCTTTTCTATACCTAGGTAAGACTTTTGATATTTGGTACTCTTTGAGTAGGTAAATATATAATTATATAAAACCAAATTTCAAGTCGGTCAATCCTCGCTCCCTAGTGGTGTGCGGAAAAGGTTGGGGTGTACCCTTAAATGAAAGTCGAACTAAAAATTATAGATTATGAAGAAGATTAAATGGAAAGTGATGTTGTTTGTAGCTTGGCTGCTCTCAACGCTTATGATTCTCAACCTAAGTCTTAGGGCAGTTAGCAAGGCAGACACCATCTTGAACCTTGTAGGAGTGCTAGGCTTTGTCCTATGGATATTGTTCTCAGTTGCGACAAATTGTTTAACGTTCAAAAATAAGAAAGACAATGAAAAGAAAGATTAATCAATTGTGTTTGTTTATGCTGCTTGGTGCAGCGTTGTTTTCAACTACTTCCTGTAGCGAGCGTGTGGATGCTGGCTCTGAGGGAATCTTGGTAAACCTCTATGGCTCTGATAAAGGCGTAGATGATGTAAGTCTCGTTACCGGTCGTGTATGGTACAATCCTTTCACCGAAGAGGTGTACGAGTACCCTACCTATGTTCAGACTATCGACTATCCTGCATTCACCATCAATGCCAAAGATGGCTCGGAGTTCACCGTGGATCCTACGGTCTCTCTCAAAATGGTGGATGGTAATGCGCCAAAGGTTTTCAAGAAGTACCGCAAGGAGTTGAAGGACATTGTGAATGGTACTTTGTTCAACTACGTGAAAGATGCCTTCCGCATTCAGCTGAACAAATACACAACCGACCAAATCGTCAGCAATCGTGATTTGGTGGAAAAAGCTATTGAGGCTCAACTCAGCAAGGCTCTCGCCAATGAGCATTTCCATTTGGAACAGCTTACTTCCGGCTTGAAATATCCAAGTTCGATAGTTGAGGCGGTCAATCAGAAAAATAAGGCTATTCAGGAGGCTCAGCGTGCACTCAATGAGGTGGCAGTAAAGAAGGCTGAGGCTGAGAAGATGCTTGTGCAAGCAAAGGCTGAGCGAGAGGCGAATGAATTGAAGACTGCATCGCTTACTCCGGCAATCTTGCAGAAGATGTGGATTGAGAAGTGGGATGGTAAGTTACCTGTATATGGTAATGTTCCACAAATGATGATGGTTAAATAAACTAATTGCCCTCTCTTCGGAGGGGGCTTTTTGATTATAGCGTATGAAAGAAGAAGATTTATCTAAAGCTATTAAGCTGAAGGAAGAGCTTGATAGCGAAAGAGAACTTTTGCGGTTTGCAAATCACCCGTCTGTGGATTTAAGAGTTAATCTTGAAGAAAGGTGCGACCATGGACATATTCTCAATATGGATTACCTTCTCGGTGATAATGTTATCAAAGAACTGAAAGCGATGGTTATCGCCAAAATCGAGAAGAATATTAGTAACTTGTTGGATAAATTAGAAAAACTTTAGATTATGGCAGTAGTAAATGTAGATTTATCTGAGTACGATGCTATACGTAAGCGCAACTCAGAATTGGAAGAGCAAGTGAAGGAACTCAAGAAGCTGAATGAATCCTTGAAAGGCGGCTCAAAGGTTATTCTTCGTAAGGAGACCACTTTGCTTTTTAATAAACATCGCGCAATGTGGGATTACGATGATGGGGATGACGAGCCTCAAAGAAAAACCATCAAATCATCCGAGTCTTATATTAACTTCGAGGACGTTCGTTTGAAGGTCGAACAGGCTATGCAAGATGAGGTTAATCGTAGCATCCACGATAGAAACCAAGAAAGACAAGCCTATGGCGACAAGAAGAATAAACTTGACAACGAGTACAACGGAAAGAAAGCTGACCTCAAGAAGGTGTACGAAAAGAAGAAAGGACTTGAAAGAGGACTATAGCCGAAAAGAGATTGAATTGCGTAACAAGTATTCTGCTATGGTTGCCAATTTCGAATCTGACAAACTTCGCATTCTTAATCTGCTCCCTAACATACGGAAATTGGCAGACGAGTTGCATTATGATTTGAACAAGCGATTTTTCAAACCTAAGCATGCTATTGAGTTGGCTAATTCTATCATAGGCTTAACATTAAAACAACAATAGGCTTATGGGAAGTTTTATAAAAGAGCGTCTTATTTATGCACGCTGCTGGACGTATTGGGCAGGTAGATGTAATGGTTACACTTGTTGTTGCACCTTCAGCAAATGTAAGAATTTCGCAGATTTACGTTCGAAGATACACCGCAACAGGCATTATCACAAGACAAAAGCGAAATATCCAACTACGCTTGCTGAGTTCAGAAAAAGAGTTAATCGTTAAAATTTATAGCTTATGGAAGTTGAAAGATATTATTATGCAGTAGCATCCTTCATGAGTAAGGATTGCAAAATTAGCGTCAATTCTGTTACGTGTAGTGTTAGAGGGGAAAGGGAGAATACTAAGTTCTATCCGCTCATAAACATCATCACGAGTGTGGAAGAGAAATTCGGGGATGATATGGTTAGTGGAACAGTAATCGTCCAGAGCGTTATTGAGATTAGTAAACAAGACTATGATGCTTTTAATGAACGCATCGCTAAAATGAATGAGAAGAATGGAAAGGTTGACAAAGGTAATGGATAAGTACTTGAAGAAAGCTGTCGCTGATTGGGATAAGAAGAAAGTTCTGACCCTTGTTGTTAGCAAGGAATGGTTCGATAAAATCGCATCGGGCGAGAAGACGGAAGAGTATCGGGAGATAAAGCCGTATTGGGCTTCCCGACTGGTGAACCAACAAGCCGAAAGCGGCGAGGTGCTTTTCGATGAGTTTGGCGGTTATTGTCGCGTGATAGGCAAGCTGGAATATAAACCATACACTCATGTCCTCTTCATCAACGGCTACCGCAAGGATAGTCCACGTATCGAAAAGGAGATTGAGAGTATCACCATCGGCAAACCTAAAAAAGGCTTATGCCCCGAAAAATGGCTTGGTACTGAGTTTTTTATAATTAAGTTTAAGTAGCGTATGAAGAAGGTAAGTTTTAGTTTCAAATATCTTATAACAAAATACGATAGTTGCTTTTATCTCATGCCGACTTTAATCGTATGGACTCCCCGAAGAGTTATCTATGAAATTAGTATAAACTTTTTGTTTTGGGAACTTAATGTTAGAATAAGAACAAGACATGGTAACAGAAAAAGCAGAGCCTAGTGCTCTGCTTTTTCCTTGTCTTCACGTTCTCGTTTCTCGGCTATAGCCTGTCTGAGCCACGCGCCTTTGTTGTGTCCTAGGGATTCGCAAAACTCAAACGTTTCTTCGTTTACATGCGTCACAACCCTGTAGATGAGGGCAGCTGCGCCCTTGCTCGGTGCTCCGGCTCGCTCTCTGCGGCCACCCCACCCTGGATGCTGACTGACCTTGCATTGCTGAACCTTGCCCTTGCTATTGATGCGGAACTTCATTTTCAGCCGGTCATTTACCCAAACTTCAGCAATTACCGCGTCGGGCGTCTGCTGAAGGGTAGATTTGGCGATGCCGATAAGATAGGATTTATCCTTGAAGAAGGTCTCTGTCTCATCGAGTATCGCCCAATCATCGTAGATTATGATTCTTGCCCTTTCCATATCCTCAACCTAATATTGCCATCAGTATCGTGAAGATGAAGATGAAGAGCACGAACCATTCCTGTTTACTCATAGCTTACCTCCTTTCTTGTCGAATTTATTGCCGATAACTTTTAGTTGTCTATTACGCAACATTCTCCCTAAAGTGTTTGGGTAGAGAACAGGGTATTCTGTATCGACCAAACTAAAACTAGTGTTGCCTTGATTCCAAACTACTTCATAGATGCTGCCTGTATCCTCGTATTGTCTGAGCAAATCATGCTCATAGATAGGAAATCCGTTACAATCCCGTGCGCCTGTAAATTGGCAGATGGTGTTGGTATCAATCAAATATGAGTTTATTACGCCAAGTTCTTTGTGGTTAGAAAAAACTTCGCTATTTCTGATAGTTGGGGAACAATCAACCCACGCACCTGTTCTTACCCGTATTGCCTTGAAATTGATTTCGCTCATTTCTCCCCTCCTTCCTCGATTACTCCTATCGGTTTGATGTCGTTCACACTTTCATCCTCGGTGAAGAAGGAAACCTTCATCATTTCGCTCACGTAGGCCATGGCCACAACATCTTCATGGGCGTTCTTGATGATACAGATGTCACCTCTTACCTCGTTCTGCATTTTCAGATACTTCACGGCTGCATCCTTCACCGCCAAAGGATTCATTTTTTTTGTTATCGTCTCCCCCGACTGAGGAAAGACGAAGATAAATTCTTGCTTATTCATATTAATCTAATTCACTTTCTGTTATTAACAACTCATCAAACATAATACTATCCTTGCATGAGCAGCTCCATGATGATTCGTCCTTGTCTTCAGACACCTCATAGTTATCGGGATATTCCTCCTTGTAGAAGTCTAGGATATTATCCTCCTCTTCTGCCATCCGCTCCTTGGCTGCGGTCTTGGTGCGATATACTCCAATAACATTAACGCCCGAATAATCTTGATTGTCTGCTCCGTGCTTAATCAACACAAATACTTTCTGTTCCTTCATCTTATTCGCCCTCCTTCTCTTCTACATCAAATGAGACACTTTCCAACTCGCCTTCGCCTTCCAAAGCACCGCTATCGTACATTGTTCTTGCGAACCTTTCAGCGCATTCTGATGAAACAGCAGAACACTCTACCTTGTAGACTACCTTCTCTACGATTTCTACTACATACTTCTTCATAATCAAATCCTTTCTTTTAAAAATTAATACTAGTGGACGGATGGTACGTTGCAACCATCTGTAGCGGCTTGAATACCGCATTCGCCCTATATATAAAACAACAACTTCTATTTTATCTTCTCATTTCTCTTCTCGTTTATCTTCTCAAGACAAGTGTGCTTGTCTACTTGCATTCCGTTCGGGAGGAAGAACCTCTCAGCAAATGGGGTCTGCTTGATGATGAACGTTGTACGTGCCCTGTATCTCCGTCCGAACTTGTCAACGTGGATGGCTCCCTTGAAACATTTTATGATTATCGTCATATTGCTTACATCTCCTCTACAATATCTTCAAAACTCTTCTTCTTAATCTCCATAGAAATCAGACTTGCTATGTCTAAGACTTTCGTTTCCTCGTAATCTCTGGACGTATCGTGAATATAAATGCAGAAACTATCTATCTCGTATCTGTCGCTATTGAACAGAGTATAGCTTGATGTAGGAAAGCGGAAAATGATTCTGCTCCAATCCTTTTTATCCAACAGATTTTTAACAACTAAATTAGTCATACTCGAAATGTTTTATGAGGGAGATTTCTCTCCCTCGGGTTAAACTTACTCCTTCATCAGACTTTCTACAAGTTCTTCCTTGGTGGCAAAGACGTCTACACCCTTTGTGTATATACTATCAAAACCTAACAAAAGCTTGCAGACTTCCTTGTCTTCGTTCTTCTCAATGATGATGCGAGAAATCGTCTTCTCAGCAATCTTGTTATCACGCATGGTGAAAACCTGCTGACCAACATAGAAGTTGGTTTTAAGATGCGTATTTGCGTGTCTCTGTACGTCCCAATCAGGCGATAATGTCATACAGGCGTACACCTTTTCTCCGTCTGCCAATGCAGTTGAAACACGTTCAAAGATTTCTTGCTCTGTTGGCTCACATTCCACCTCGTTTCCCTCTTCGTCTTCTCTCATGATGGTGTAATCATAACCATTGCCTTGCTCGTCTGAAAGGTAAAATCCGATTTCCTGTGCCTTCACTACGTCTTGGATATTCTCTACCTCAACACCTACCATGTGACCAAAAATATAAATTGCATTGTTTGTATTCATAATTTTATCTCCTATAATTTAAATTTGTTACTTGTTATTGTTAATCATTCTTGCATTATAAGTTCTGCCGATAATCTTGTCTATCTTTGCTTGCTGCTGATAATCTGTGCAGTCGGCAAAGTTCTCCTGTCCCTCATAGAAACGTGCTGCATTCTTCAGCTCATGGAGTGTTGCTTGGGTGTAGTCCTTGTTAGGATCAACTTGCCTAAGGTTCTCACATGTCTTGCAATACTCGATGAAGTCTACTAGCAAAGATTTCTCCTCGCTCTTGGTCTGCTGCATTCCGGCTCCCATAAGAGGTAGGGCAACTATCGTTGCCACTACCAAAACTATCTTAATTCTCTTTTTCATATCTTTACGGATTTAATTTCTTGTTTATCTCTTCTAATGCCTTGTATGTCTCCGGAAACAACTCCAAATGTGCTGCCATGAAGACTGCGCAACCAACTGCCTTTGCATAGGCTGATGTTGTTGTTTGATAGAGTAACGCCCTAAGTGCGTCATACTCCTTGTCTGTAAGTTCTAACTTATTCTTCTTCATTACTCATCCTCCATGTCTTTTGCTGCTCTCAGTCTGTAGCCTATAAGACTGCCAACTAAGAAGATTAATACATAAATTGTGATGTCCATAACTTAACCCTCCTTAATATCTTAAAATCTTTCTGATTACTGCGGCTGCGAGAACATCGTTAGCGGTTATAGGTCTCGGCTCTGTTATGCTTTCTGCCCATGCTGCACCGCCAAAACACCAATGGTCTCTCCTCCATTCCTCACAAAACTTCTCGGCCTCCCAACGTGTAGGAAACTCCTTTTCTCTCATTTCCGAGTGCGGTCTGCTGCCATACTCGTAATGTGCAATGTGATGTACTTTCATATCAATTTCCTTTCTTTTAATTGTTATGAATTATAAAAATTAATAGGCTCATAATCTCTGTTTCTGCAATCGTTTCCTTCCTCATGATAAGGGCATTTATTGTCTTTCTTATAGTAACTGCCAAGGCGGTCATTCATACCCATACTAGATACTACAAGTCGATTGCATTTGCCATTTCTGAATGCAAATCTGCAAGATAAACAAATATTCTTTTCCATTTCTGTTTATTTATTAATTGATTTAACTTGTGCGGTCTCACGGCTTGAACGTGATGTGCTCCTCTATTCGCTGACCGCTCCATGTTACTTCTTGCCAAAGTTGAAGATTCTAACAAACTGATAGAATTGTTTCTTGTCGCAAAGGTGGAAGAGGTCTTCCATAATGTATTCCTTACATTCCTTTGTGCCTTCCCTGTAGGTCTCTTGCATCTGTGCTGCGGTCTCGTTGCCGCATTCAAGCCAATACAAGAAGATGGCTCCTAAACTCTCATAGTCGTTGTACTCGTCATAGTACTTCTTCTTCTGCTCGTAAGTCTTATTCTTTCTCATAATCTTGTAGTATTGTGGTGGGGATTGCTCCCCACCTAGTTAGTTACTCTTCTTCCTCCTCTTCTTCGTCCTCATCGTCATAAGGTCGGGCTTCATCTACTTCGCCTTCATAGCTTAAATAAATATCTTCGTCCTTTGCGATAAGTTCAACATAATCGGCTAACTCATTTGTGCCGATAAACTGATACAGGCTATCTAACATTGCGCTATCGCCTAATGCTTGGCGCAAGTTGTCAAATGCGTTGCAAACTTCCTTGTAGTCTCTTTTTACTGCCATAACTCTTAATCATTAATCTTGTTAACTAATTCTTGCATGTTAGCAAGTCTCTCTAACGTCTGTGAAGATAGTGTTATACCACATATCTTCGCTGAGTTCTTGATGTTCATCGCCTTATCTAGTAAAGCGAGTGTGATGATACAAATATCATTGCTCGTAAGTGTTATTGTCTTTTCCATTGCCTTAATTGTTTAATGGTTTATTACTCTTTCCACCAATCGGAAACGTCACTTCTCTTGAGGTGTCTCATTTCCAAAAACTCTTTGAGGGTGCTGCAATAAGTATTCATAGAATAGCAATCACCCTTCAATATAACATGTACTTCCTTAGCCATAATCTTTTATCCGTTAGGCGTGGGGAGGGGCGTTAGCCCCGTGGGGGCGCTGCCCCCTTATCTCCCCACATTGTTACTTACTCATTTCATATACCCAAAGTAACCCTTCATTATTTAAGGAGTACTCTTCTGCCTTTTCTCTTGTGTCGAATTGTGCGACAACTTCGGGTTTCCTGTCGGGTTCGCAAATGTACTCTTTTACTACGATATAGTTCTTCATGCACTTGCCTTCATCCTTGAATACACCGAAGTATTGTTCGTAATCTTTGAACACAAGTACATCAACAAGTTTACCTCTGTACATTACAGGGAACTTCCCTATAAACGGATATTCTCCCCAAAACTCTTTGATGTACTCATCATTGTCTTCATATATGTTAGGGCGAACCTCATCTTCGTCTGCAATTACGTAACCTTCTTTGGTGTAGCGAAGGTCACAAATGTAATAATCTGCTAACTTTGCCATAGTCTTTAATATTTTAGTCGTACAACTGAGTGAGTACGTTATCGTACAGGTCTCTTGTCTTCTTAACGCTGCTACCCTTCCAATTAAATGGATTCTCGTTTGCAGTTCTTCTAAGCATGTTGGCTATTACCATAGCCTCAGCCTTAGTCAATTCTAATAAACACATCTTTGTTGTTTCCATTGTCGTTGTTGTTAAAATGTTATACATACAAAGTGCAGGTGTACGTTTGCGCCCAACGTTCACAAGTTACATGTGACCTAACTCCCTTCGTTTAACGTCCGTGGGTTGACGTGTTTCGATGTTTCTCTAGTCTAACACGACTAGCGTTTTTACATCTTGCGTGACGAGTGTTTGAGACTTCTTTGTCTTGTTGCTTTGAGAGTCGCAACTAACTCGGTGTACGATGTCCTCGGTGTTTGTCCTGTGTCTACCTCAGTGTTTTGCCTACTTAACCTATTTGTATAGCGTTCGTTACTAGCCAAAATATCTCTAAATGTGCCATTGCTACGCTGAAATCAAACTAACTTGATTTCGGGTGCAAATTTAAGCAAAACTTTAATACCATCCAAATATTTTATAAAGAAATGCTTAATATTTAACGCTTATTAATAAAGTGCCGCTTTAATTTCACAGATATTAAGTAAAGATATGCTTTATTTTTCGTATCTTTGCACCCAATTAATTAAGAACAACTTTATTATGGTACAGATACATTTAAAAGAGATATTGAAAGAACGTGGAAAAACCAACAAATGGCTAGCCACAGAACTAAATGTTACCGAGGTAGCGATAAGCAATATCGTACGTGGAAAGAACTATCCAACGTATGATTTATTGGAACGTATGGCAGAATTGCTAGAAGTCAAGATGTCAACTCTTCTAGGTGAGGAACCTTTAAAGGTTGTTGATGACTCTAAAGAGTTTGCAGCATTCGTGAGATATAAGGGTATTCATTATACCGCTGATACCCTTGATGAGTTCTTCAAGCAAGTAGACGAATTAAAAATTATAGCAAGATGAAGAAGTATTGGGCTTTGTGGGTATTCATCTTCATATTAGGTGGTATTCTATTTTGGGTATTTCTTTGTGATGTAGAATCAAATGGCAAAGAGTATGCGCTGTTGGAGGTATTTGCGGTTGTTCTTTGGGGGGTCTTTGCTATATTGGCTTTGGCGTTAAATATAGCTTATTGGGCAGGAATTGCAAGGCTTATTGATAAATACACAAAGAATGCTCCTAAATGGTTTTGCTATATATTATTAGTTATTTATGCGGCTTTGGGTATTTGGCTAGAGTGCAAGTTGTATGATGGAGGAAAATATATCGAGGAACAATATAAGGAATATCAGTTCCAGAAAAAGTTTGAATACGAATATCACGTCGACTTCTAGGGCGTCAGCCCCACAGGGCATGGGGAGGGCGCTTGCGCCCGTGGGGGCGCTGCCCCCTTATCTCCCCCGAGGATTCTTCACTCTCACCTACAAGAAGAACACACACTCAACAGAGAGAGAAGAGAGAGTACAGGGAGAGAAAACAATTTCCCTAACTAGGAAAAAATATTTCTCCAACTAGGAAAATAAAAACCGCCTAAATCATCTTCAAAAAGCCTTAATCCTAGATGAGCGCATTATCCGGCACAAAACCATGAAATCTACGAAAAACCCACAAAATCGGCTCTGATCTGCTTGCAAATGGCTCTTAAACGGCTCAAAACTCGCGAATTTGGGAGAAATCCCGACCAACTGCCCGAAAATCGCAAAAATCGGCAGAAATGAGCGAGTTTAGTGTTGATTGTGGGTGAAAAACATTCAAGAAGGCTGAATACGGCTAGTTAAAGTTTGCTAACGAACTCCTTGCGCGCGTGCGTACATATTAATGCAAAACCCCTTTTTTGTTTGCAAAGAATCTTCTTTTATGAAATAAGAACTTTCTTTACAATTTGCTTTTATTCTCCCTCGGGAGTGATTAAAACTAACTTGCTTATAATTAATCACTTGTCTTTTCTTTACAATAATCACGTATGTTTACAAAATTGGTCTTCTAGAGGGCGAAGAGGGAGGAGGAAAAGGGGTGAGTTGCGCCCCGAGAAAGAAATTGGTGGGATTTTGGGCGATTTTGAACGAGGTTGGAACACGGCAAAACCGAACTTCAAATATTATATATTTGCCCTCGAAACATCAAATAATTGCAATTATGACGGAAATATTATCAAAAATCCCAAAGCATTTGACCTCTTGCCCTGTAATCACGGACAAGAAAGAATGGGTCTTAGGTGCTGCATCCTTGGCGCTTGGCGTTGGCTCTTCTCTCTTCGGTGCTAACAAGGCTAAGAAGGCAGCTAGAAGGGCACAAGCGGAGAACACGTATAGAACGAACGCTGAGAAGGCTTGGTACGACAAAAACTACAACACGGACTACCTCGACACGAAAGCGGGTCAGAACCTCATGAGAAGGGCGAAGGAAGTACAGGACGAGTATGTCCGCAAGGCTGATGGTGCTGCTGCCGTTGGCGGTGGAACTGCTGCAAGCGTTGCGATGGCGAAGGAGGCAGCTAACAAGGCTATGGGCGACACGATAGCCAACGTAGCGGCACAGGACACGGCACGCAAGCAGCATGTGGAAGACGCTCACCTTCAAAACACTCAGCAGTTGTCTAGAGAACGTCAGCAAATCGAGCAGCAGAAGGCGCAGAACACTAGCGATGCGGCTCAAAATGCGTCAAATGCTATGTTCAATTTCGGTGTGAACCAATTGGGGTCAGAACCCGAAGGGGCTAAAGCGGTGAAAACCAACACTTTAGACTCAAACGGGAAGCCAATTGGTAACACAATTGTAACACAACAAGACCAAATCGCTCATTCTGCCGCTACTGACCACTTGGCTGAAAGCATGATGTCTCCCGAGGAGAAGAACCAATACCGCTTGAAGAAGGCAGTCGGCTTGTCGGGGCTTGGGTAGCAGCCTAGAAGGTGGAGCGGACGAGAGGCAGGCAAGGACGGCAAGGCAAGGTGGACGAGGCGTAACAGGCGACCCCAAGACCCCCACCCCCTTTGACCACCGTTGCAAATTATAGTAGAATAATACAAATAAAGAAATTCTGCCTCCCCCCCACCCCCTTTTTCTGGATTTCGGTTTTCAGATTTTCCCCACCCCTGAATTTTCGGGAAGTGTTAAAATGATTAAACATAAATAATATGGAAGTAAAGTTAGGAAAAGGTCTTTTGTCTCAGATTGAAAAGCCATTCGAGTCTAGCAATAATAAGATAACGTTAGATGATTTGGTTAAGTTCCTAAAAGAAATGGACGAGCAGTATAACCATAAAGTAAATACCAGACGTGAGTATTATGCTCGGTTGATACGCAAGGATGGAAAAGTCCGAAATGTGCTAGTGGTAGAAAATAAGAAGGAAGCTGAGGAGTGGAATCCTAAATTCTACTATTACAAAGAGACAGATAACGGCATTATTCCTGCATCATACGACGATATTATAAACACGTTTGTTAAACATTAAAACAAAAATAGATTATGACATTTGAAGAAGCAAAGAAGTTATTGGAAAAGGAGTTTGCAGTGATTAACCTTCACAAGTCAACAGAGCCATTTGAGTTTGACGATAGCAACTGGTTTGGGTATGAGAAGCCTTCTGTGCTTGAAGCTTTCCGTGTTTTAGCCAAGGAAGGTTATTATGTAACCATTAGCGGACATGATTACGATATGCGCAAGAAACGTTTGCAGAAGGAGTATGAAAAGAACACCAAGACTCTTGGTCCTGGTGAAGAACAGCCAAATGAAGGCAACCCTGCCCTTAAAGAAGCAGCCTCCCAGTTCAACGATGCGTTGTTGGATGAGCTGAGAAAGAAGATTGCTGCCTACAAGAAGCTATATTTTTATGATACCAAGACGCTTAAAAGAAAGGACGAGATAATCGAAGAGTTGCGTGATAAAAATGCAGAGTTGCTTGGCATGGTTGAGAGAATGAAGGAGGACGTGAAGGATATTGATACCAACTTAAATGCAGCAAATGAGACGAATAAATGCCTTAACAAGAAGGTTGTAGAACTTACCAAGATTAAGGGAGATCTTAATTCATGGATTTCAGGATTGTATTTCTGCATTCATCATAATAATGATAATTACAAATATAAGCTAAAGCGTCTCGGCAAGGAGATTGCTAAACTGAACAGCATCATCCATGACAAGAACGCTGTTTTGTCTGACGTTGCAGAGGAACTTCGTCTTACAAAGATTCGTGAGAAAAATCTGACCGAGTTATGCCAGAAGTATGTTGGAGAGAATGAGAAGTTGAAGAAGGAGCTTGCAGACAAAGTTGTTGACAAGATTGATGCTCAGGCTTTGAAGAGTGCCGAGAGTGCTCTCGCTTGGAAGGAGAAGGTGGTTACCTATAAGGATATGGTACTTGCCTACTATGAGAAGAAGATTGCCGAGAAAGATGAGGTGATTGCAGACTTGGGCAAAGAGTTGGCAGCTCAGAAAGGCTTGAAAGATGAGATTAGCTTGAAGTATATTGGTGTCAAGCGTATTCTTAAACTTCGTAGGGATGAATGTGAAAAGTTGAAAGAGGAGTTGGAGGAAGCAAACAATCGGATTAAAGCGATTCACAATGCTTCTAAGGAGTATTGCGAATATGGTATTGCGGCTGAAAAGATGATTCAGAAGATGGCAAAGGCTATAGTTAATCCAGAACCAGTCTCCTCAGAAGATTTCGAGAAATATCGTCTTTGGGCGAATGGCTACAGATTCAACCCTCAGTTGCCTGAGATTGGCGAGGAAGAGGAGAAGAAACCTTCTCTTTTCAGAGACGATTCTGTTGGCGCAGTAACGAACCAGAAAGATTGTTCTCCTGTCAAAGATACTCATCCTACTGAGGATAACCCTGAGGAGGTTGAGTTGGATGAAATTTTGGAGCGTGTTCGCAAGGCTCTGGAGGAAGGCCACACGGTTTCTATTGACTACGATAAAGCAGAGGAAGGTGGTGACCAATCTGCTATTATTGTAGAATGCGGCAAGGATATTGATGATGTATTTGAGGAAATCAAACGCTTATGTCAGGAGTAAACAATAATCAGAATACGCAGCAGCCTAGGAAGAAGCCGGTAACTATCGGCGGCTATCCTGAGGCTGTGCATGACCTGATGAGGGCGAAATATCCCGATTATGATCAGGTGATGAATGGAGGCAATCAGGTGATGCTGGGTGCTCAGCAGGGTGGTATTCCAGCGGTGGCTCCCCAGCCTATGAACATGAATGTATTTCAGCAGAATGGCGGTGCTACCGGTAAGTTTGAGGCTCCAGCGGTGATGCCGCAGCCAGATTTGACTCCTGATACTCCAGCCCCAGCTCCAGAGTATGGAACGGATGGAGTTCAGTTTACCAACCCGGCACAGACTCAGCAGAATGACCTATCTTCCCTATCCTCGGCATTGACCGGCGCAGGAGTTTCGAGACAGGTTCCAGAGTTTGAGGCTGACCCTAAGCAGAGGGATGGCGGTTTTTTCAGTTGGCTGGGCAAGGTTATGCCGAAGAGCAGGCCGGGAATGCGTGAGGGTGAGACTCCAGATGAGTATGACCGCAGAATCACTACCAACCGTGAGAATATCGCTGCCTTTGCTGATGCTCTTCGCCACATTGGAAACATCGTGAATACTTCGAAGGGTGCGCCTCTGCAGGTGTTCAACGACCCTACTGCCATGATGGAACAGGGTTATCAGAACCGCAAGGCTCAGAGACAGAAACAAGCTGCCATTGATGCGGATGCTGCCTATAAGCAGGCAAATCTCGACCTTAAGAGTGCGGCTGCACAGGCAGACAAGGTTTATAAGGAGTATCTTATGGGGCTTCGTGGTGAAGGTAATCAGCTTGCCAAGGATAAGTTTGAGTACCGAAAGGGAAAGGATGCGGCAGCTGACCAGTATAAGAAGGATAAGGATAAGCGTGACTTCGAGTATAAGAAGGGGCGTGACAAGGTGAAGGATGAGCAGACTAGGCAGCGTCTGGCTATTCAGCAGTATAACGCAACCCATAAGGGACGTGGAGGCGGTGGACGATCAGGCAGGAGCGGTAGCGGCTCGGGTGCCAAGTACTGGTTTGAGGATAAGAACGGCAAGATGCGCTATCAGCCTAACAAGACCATGTGGGAACAGGAGTACTACCGTGAATACGGCAAGCTTCCACAGGGCGAGACTTCTACTTCTACCAGTACAAAGACCATCAATCCGAAGACTGGCGCAGAGGTAACGACCACCACAAGAAGAAAGGGCGCATCTGTTACCAGTCAGGCAGCAGCTTCGCAGAATGCGGCTAGGAATGCGAGAAACAGACCAAAGCCTGCCGGCAAGTCGAAGAACGGCTATAAGAATACAAAGAAACTTGGTTTATAAACATTAATATATAATATATGGCTGGAGATAAATTTGACCAACTTTATAACGCCTTGAAAGCCGATGGCGCAGTATCGGGAACTAGAGAACATTTCAGACAGTTCGTGTATGCGCCCGGCAAGCAGGGCTATCATAACAGAAAGCAGCTCTATGATGCGCTTCATGCTGATGGTGCTGTTTCCAGTAATTCGTATGAGGAGTTTGCGCAGCGACTCGGACTTCACGCAGTAAATCCGAAGCCTCAGCAGCAGAAGCCTGTTCAGCCTGTCAAGAAGCAGACTATGAGGCAGAGAGCGCAGGAAGTGGCAGCTCAGTATCGGAAGCCAAGGCAGCAGAAGGCTCAGCAGCCTAGAACGGCTACTACTTCTGGTACAGACTACATGCAGAACTGGCGGTTGATGCATATGCGCAACGACCAGATGAACCCGATGCAGCAGGCTCAGGCTAGTAATGCGCGCGCACGCATGCAAAGAGCACAAGAGCAGTCTGCTCGTCAGGAGCAGCAGAGAGCTACCCCTATCAGCAGAAGCAGAATAACTCCTACTGCCAAGAATTTCAACGAGACGATGCAGCAGCTTTCTACGCCTGAGGCTAGACAGGCTAGAGCCAAGCAGCAGAGAGAGGATGATGCTAGAGCATTCGCCCAGTATGAGGTGGAGGGCAACAAGTTCGTAAGAAATGACGGCCAGTCCGAAGGTATTTTGGGTAATGATCTGCTCGAACTGGTAGATTCTTCCATGAACGAGGCACAGGAATTGACACGTCAGCAGTATCAGCAGAACCTTGACGAGAAGGGCGGCATCTATGCGCCTCAGTCGGTAAAGGAACAGGCTTTCCGTGATGCACAGACTCAGGAGCAGGTGAACCGTCAGAACGTTCTGATGAACAATCTCAGCAGCAAAATCAACGAGATTTATTCGCAGAAGGGAATGCAGCGCCATATTGCCGAGAGCGCAGAGAAACTGAACATGAGTGTGGAGGAATACGTGGACAAATACGTTACTCCAGAGATTATGAACTATGCACAGAAGGCTTTGACGATGCGCAACCAGGAGGAAATCATGCCTCATGGTGCGCTTGACTATATTGCCAAGAACCTCAGTAACTCTATTATCGGTATGGTGGTGGCTCCATCTGTGATGTCTAGAGATACACGACAGAGATTGCAGGAAGGTATTGCTATTGCGGATGGTGATGCGGAGATTCAGAAGGTTGCCGGCCACAAGGATGAAACCTACCGCTCGGGCATCGGTACGAGATTTGCATCTACTGCCGTAAACATGGCTGCTGATTCAGGTCCGCTCGCCGTAATCGGTGCCGGCGCAAGTGCTGCCGTGAATACTGGAACCAGAGTTCTGACTAACGGACTGGTGAAGGCTGGCGTGATGAAGGCGGCGCAGAAACTTACCGCCCAACAGATGGCTTTCAAGGTGGCCAACATGACTACGGCACAGAAGATCATGTCGGGATTGGGAACCAGAACAGCAACAGGTGCGCTGAACCTTGCAGGATATTCTGGTGTGACTGCTGCCTTGAATCAGGCTTCTACTGGCGATGATACTTCGCTGCAGGCTATCGGCGAGGCAGGTCTGAAAGGTGCTGAGCATGGTGTGGTAACGGGTGCGATGTTTGGAGTTTCGGGCGCAATCATGTCTCCTTGGGTTTCCAAGTTCGGTATCACCGGCATGGAGAAGAGTACTGGCGAGCGGTTGCTTCATGGCGCACAGAAGTTTGGTGCTACGGCTGCCGGTCTCGGCGTTGAGGCTGGAACCATGATGGTTGCCGACAACGTGACTGGAGACAAGGATATTTCCTTTGGTACTTGGTTGGAAGATGTTGTGATGGTTGGTGCTTTCAAGGCTGGCGAGCCTAGCAACTTCGTGAAGATGGGTAACATTCTGCATCATCTTACTCATAATAGCGGTGGTAATTTCGTGATTGGAAAGAATGCCAACGGCTCCCCTATCGCCGTGGATATTCGTCTGACTCCTGACGAGAAGAACGAGTTGATTTCTTCTGCATCGGGCAAGAACCTGATGGATGCTTTCGTGAAGGTGGACCGTGCATCGAAGACTGCTCCAAGAGATCCGAAATACAAAACGGCATACACGGATTTCATGAACGACCCAGACGTTTCTCAGAGCACCAAGGAGAAGGTGAACGCAGCCATGGGACTGTTTAACACGACAAGAGGCAAAAGCTACCGCAGCGTGAACGACGTGAAGAACAAACAGATTCTTGAATACACCAAGAACGGAACGCTGCTTACACGTACCTCTTATAAGAATGCCGATGAGCGCAGAGCCATCCTTTACAAGCAGAAGCTTTATCGCGATAATGACGATATGATGTCGCTGATGGGCTACGCAAGGATGAAGGATATGCAGTTCATAGATGATGATGGAACTGTCACTAATCTAGCGTTTAGATTCCTCAAGGAAAACGGATATGACGAGAATAAGGATATTACAGACCCGAATAATGCCCGACTGATTGATGAGTTGCGCAACCAGAAGAGTGCGCTCTATCTTGACTGGGAAAAGTATGCGGACAAAAACGGTTTGCTTGGCTACCTCAGATCAGAAAGCAAAGGTTATACTAATAACTTCATGGCTTCTATCAAAGAACTTCTTGGTAAAGAAGGAAGCATTGTTATTGATATTGACAAAATCATGCGCAAGGACCCAATGAAGCGTACTGATGAGGAGAACAGAATCTTCTATCATGTGAAGAGAGCACTCGAAGATGAGCTTTTCCCTAGCTGGAGACCACACGCAGACCAGTCTGCCAGCCAAGGTAAGACGGTTGCCGAGGAGCATAGTCTGGGAACTGACAACCCGGATAGCGGCGTGGTAGTTGATGAGTTGCGCAACCTTCGCAATGCCGAGCAAGCCCTTGATGCAGCGATGGATAGCAACGATGTGTTCAAGCAAACCTTTGAGAAATTGCACCAGCAGGGCTTGACACCGGCACAGATTTACGATGCACTCATTCAGAATGGATTGATTGAAGAAGAGTTGACCCCACTTGCCCAATATATTAATGCGAATGCCAGAGTGCAGGGTATGCAGCAGGCTACTGCTGATGCTATAGAGGAAAACGTGAAGAGCTTTATTTCTGATTGGAGCTATCACGGAACATTGAACGGTCAGCCGATGAATGGCGAGCAGGCTCTGTATGTGCAGGACAGCAACGGAAGAACACTTCTTGTTGGTTCGGGTGATGTTGCCTTCGACCAGACTACAGGTAGAGCCAAGGAAGGAAGCGGCGATATGCTTGTCTGTCTGGACCCTAATACCAAGGAATTGGTTTATGTGAAGGCAGATGAGGTTACTCTGTTTCAGAATCAGCCTATCGACCAGTTTGCTGCAGAATATCGTCAGAGATTGCAGATGAAGAACTCCGAGCCTTATAATCAGGCGGCACAGGAACAGGCGATGCAGGATGCAGCCAAGCCTCAGCAGGAGCAGGAGACACCACAAGATAATACCACAAAATCGGAAGATAGTACCACAAAAGAGGGTGATTTAACAAAAGATAATACCACTTTAACAAAAGTTGATACCACATCGGGCGAAGATAATACCACAAATGAGAACTTAGCACCACAAGAGCAGCCTCAACCTAGCAGAAAGTTTGCCGATGGTTCCGATGTTCCTATGACCGAGGACAGTAAGGGAAGACCTACACCGGACTATGAGAAAATGACTCCTGAGCAGAGTGCGGAGATTCTTACTGAGGATTTCGGGGAGAATGCCGAGAAGGTGGTGGACGGACAGATTAAGAAGGCTGAGAATGCTTTGAAGGATGCCGAGAAGATGAAGGTGGACTATACCGCCGAGCCTAACGACATCATGGAGCAGGAGGCTTTGAAGACTAAGACCGTTGAGGCTGCCAAGCAGCAGCTAGAGCACGCTCAGAATATCAAGAAGACTATGACTGCCAAGAAGGTTGCTGAGACCGTGGGTAAGACAGAACAGGCTGAGGGCGCACATGAAGCTGGTAGCGTGGCTGCACAGAAGTTTGTGAATGCACCTAGACTTGTAGGCAACAAGCGCACAAGAATGCTGCCTGACGGAGAGACAAAGATTAAGGGACACTATGAGATTGTGCCAGCTGAAAGTCTTACTCCTTCTCATGATGTGAATAACGACTATAAGAAATCTGAGGGGTTCCCTACCGATGCTGAGGGAAGAACCGTGAATGATCGTGACTATGAGCACGACAAGGCGGCTCAGCAGAATACGGACCAGATTGCCCGAAAGTATAATGGTATGGCTATCGAGAATGTGCCAGTGGTATCTGACGAGGGTATCGTTTATGATGGTAACGGTAGAACCATGGCAGGACAGAAGGCGGCAAAAGAAGGCACAGACGGCGAATACATCAACGACCTTCTGGAGAATGCCGAGAACTTCGGCTTTACCAGAGAACAGATTGAGAAGAGCGGAATCGAGCATCCTCGTCTGGTTATGGTGACAGATGAGAGACTGCCTTACGATGCAGCTACCTTCGCTAAGTTCAACCGAAACGAGAAGAAGACACAGAGTAATACCGAACAGGCGGTTGCCAAGGCTAAGACCTTGACTTCTGACGAGGTAGGCGCGATTGTTGCAGAGATTGAGGGAAATGGTTCTCTTGATGCTTTCTTTAACAATTCCAAGGCAATAAATGACTTGGTGAAGACGTTAGTAGATAAAGGCATCATCGGACAGAACGAGGTGGCACAGATGATGGATAGTCCTGAGCGACTTTCTGCACAAGGCAGGGAGTATGTGAAGAACCTTCTGTTGGGTTCTATCTTCAAGCCAGAGACTATCAGAATGCTGGGCATCGACTCTACGGTGAAGAATAAAGCTATCAACGCTATCCGCTCGGTAATGGACAATATGAAGCTGGGCGATTACTCTCTTCGTGATGAGATAGACCAAGCTATCCAGTTGCTCTATGAGGCAAGACAGGGTGGCAATAAGGTTGATACGTTGCTGAGAACACCAGACATGTTCGGTGAGGATGCAGCTAAGCGTTACTCTTCTATCTCTCAGATGATGGCTTTAGCCTTGGAGGGCAAGGTTTCTGATTTCAGAGATTTGCTTGACGAATACAACCGCATCGCTAAGGCTAGAAATACTGGCGAGGGCAGTATCTTTGAGGCAGCTCCTACCAAGGAAGAGTTAATTAATGAGTATTTGAACTTTAAAAAATGGCAAGATTATGGAACAGGACATTCAGAAAATGAAGGAGGCAATGATGTTTCAAGCGTTGAAGAACCTCAACAAGAAGCATCAGGAGGAAATGAACCAGCAGAAGCAGAGCGACCAAGAGTAGAGGAGGCTGACGATTTAGAAAACAAGGAACTCGAAAGTCGCATTGAGGTGACTGACGAAGAAACCGAGACTCCATCAAAGAATGGTTCTATCATGAAACAGAAGATTCTGATTGATGGCGACAAGGAGGTTATCAAGGTTGACGAGCCAAACGAGAAGGGAGAATACACCGGCTCATACTATGAGTATGATGGCAAGAAGTTTGGTGACCTGAATGAGGTTGTAGAGCATATTGACGAGGCGAATGCAGATAAGTTGACAGATGTTGAATCTGATTGGCAAAATAAGATTGACGATTATATCGCCGAGCACTACCCACACCATAATGGTGTTCGTTCTCGCACGCCAGAAGAGCAGGCTGCATACGACGCTGAGACTGATGCAATGAAGAATGATCCAGTTTTGGCACAGATGCGCAAGGATGCAGAGAATGCTTATAAGGAAGCAGAAGGCGGTCTCCCACTCCTTCCAAAGGAAGAGAAGCCAGACCCTACTTTTGACCCGATTGCAGCGGCTGCCGCGGAGTTCAAGAAGGAGCATCCTCTGACCGAAGATGAGATCATGAAGGCAGACGTGGATGATTTGTCCAAGGATATGGCTCTGGACTATCTGAACGGAGAAGTGATAGATGATTTGCATCGTGCTATCTATGAAAGCATCTTTGCCAAGACTAGAGGGCAGAAGACTGAGCCAAAGGTTGAGACTCCTAAAACGGAACCATCTGCTGACCCTATTGAAGGAATCAAGAATGCAGCAGAAGGATTCGAGAAGGAGAAGAAAGCCAAAACCGAAAAGAAGCATCAGCAGACTGCTGACGATGCAGCAGTAGCGGCTTCCAACAAGAAGGTTAATGACCTTTGGAATATGCTCAAAAATGCCGGCAATGATGAAATGTCCGCTTCGTTTATTGGTCTTAACTCTAGACAGCTGGAAGTATTGCCTAAGCTGGTGAGCGCCATGGCCGAAAATGCTTATCTGAGAATCAAGAGAGGCATGCACAATCTTGAAGACGTGGTGAAAGAAATGCGCAAGGAGTTTGCGCCTGCTGCCAAGATTTTCAAGAAAGAAGACGTGGATGCCATCTATGAGCAGATGATGAATATCCGCTATCGTGACGGCGAGCAGCGCATGAGCTTGAAGGAATGGGCTGACTACTACGAGAAGACTTCGCCTAAGCATCAGGAGAATCTGGTGGGTGACTCCAAGACTGCCGAGGAAAGAAAGATGGCTGAGAAGAAGTTTATTGATGTCGTGAACCTACAGCTGGGCTTCAAACATAAGTTTAACGGTATTGTTGAGCTGAGAAAGATAGCTGAGAGACTCGGTTTGAAGGATATTAAGGACACAGACCTTCAGGAACTTGCTGAAACTGCTATTGTTAAGCGAGCAAGAGGTATCGCTTCTTCTGAATCAACCAACGATGCCGTGAAGTTTGAACGTATCAAGACGCTCTATGAGAATCAGCCTAGCCTCAACCAGAGAGATTCTGAGCGAGTGATGAAGCAGCAGTACTCTACCCCTGCCCCTTACGCTTTCCTTGCGGATATGTATGTGAAGGGAAACGGCAAGGTAATTGAGAGTGCTCTGGAGCCTAGTGCCGGCAACGGTATGCTTACCATCGGCTTGCCAATGGATAAGGTACATGTGAACGATATTGATGCACAGCGATTGGCGAACCTGAGAAGACAGGGCTTCAAGAACGTGACGAGTCAGGACGGAACCCAGCCTTTTGCAGACAAGGACGTTGACGTGGTGGTAACAAATCCACCATTCGGTAGTGCTACCCCTAAGGAGTATGACGGCTACAAGATTTCTTCTTTGGAAGGACAGATGGCTATCAATGCCTTGGAGAGCATGAAGGACGATGGTCGTGCTGCGATTATCATTGGCGGCAAGACGGAATACGCCAAGAACGGAAGTCTGAATCCGAAGGATAAGGCTTTCCTTGGTTATCTCTATAGTCACTATAATGTGGAGGACGTGATTAATGTGGATGGTGGTCTCTATGCAAAGCAGGGAACCAGCTACCCTACACGTATTATATTAATAAACGGAAGACGCTTGAACGAGAATGCCTTTCCACCAGTAAAGGATAAGGCCAGAGCCGAGACCGTGAAAGATTATGACGAACTTTATAAACGAATTGAAGATGATATACTACGAGGTGAACGGATGGATCCTTCCATCGGAGGAGAAACAAGAAGTGCTCAACCAGAACTTGATAAACAAGGCGCTGCTGGTACTCCTAAAGAGAGAGTACGAGCAGGAGAACGAGGAGGAAGCAAACCAGATGGTGAGCGAGAGTCTGACCTATTTGATTCCACTTCCGTATCAGGAACCCATGATGACTTGGAAAATCAACGAGGAACCGAGTCAGGAAAAGATGGAGGATTTTCTGACGGAGATACTGGAGCAAACGGAGCAGGGACAAATGTTGCTCGGAGCGATGGGGCAGGAAATAACTCCAATCCCGAAGGACGAGTATTGGAATCAAGAGGAAATGGACAGTCTAACACTCAGCTTCATGATAATGAATCTTCCGTGCCCGGGAGCGGAGGGGGATCACGGCGACAACTACAGCGGTTGGATCAGCCCGTACGTGGACTAAGTACCGAGAAGGTTACTTATTCTCCAAAGAGTGAAAATCCATTCACTCTGAAAGCCGTGATGCCTGCCGACCAGCAGGAGGCGGTGAATAAGAATCTTGAAAAGTTGGGCGATGCCGACCAGTTCCTTGTTGATGAACTGGGCTATAATGATAAGGATGATTTGTATTCTCATCTTGCCGCAGAGCAGGTTGACTCAGTAGCCCTTGCCTTGCAGCAGGCAAAGAAGGGCAACGCCTTTATTATTGGAGATATGACCGGTATCGGTAAGGGAAGACAGGCTGCTTCGCTTATCAGATACGCCAAGAAACAGGGTCAGGTTCCTGTATATTTCACCAAGACAGCAGGATTGCTGAGCGATGTTTATCGTGACTTGGTGGATATTGGCAGCCCAGACCTAAGACCATTTGTATTCGGTAGTGCCAAGGAAGCTGCCATTACCGACTCAGACGGAAAAGTTGTATTTGCTTTGCCATCGAAGAGCGAGGTGAAGCGTGTGCTCGACTACATCGAAAAGAACGGAAAACTGCCAGACGAATATGACTATGTATTGACTACTTACAGCCAAGTAAGCAATGGTGTGTATGAGTTTGACGAGAATGGTGCACGAAAAGAGAAGAAACTTGCGAAGGGTAAGACATTCGGCGCTGCTGCCCTGAGCGGACAAAGAAGACGTGATGCTATTGAAAAACTGATGGGCAACGCCTATCTTATCCTTGACGAAAGCCACACGGCTGGTGGCAATAGCGGACAGGGAAACTATTTCCAACACATTATTCAGAAGGCAAAGAACGTTACCTTCTTCTCGGCTACCTTTGCCAAGAGACCAGACAACATGCCTATCTACGCTTTGCGTACTGCCATGAACGAGGGCGGTATGAAATCATCCGATTTGATTGATGCGGTAAAGCGTGGTGGTGCAACCTTGCAGGAGATTATGAGCCAGACCTTGACGCAATGCGGTCAGATGATTCGCCGTGAACGAGATATGACTGGCGTAACCATCGACTGGAAGGCGATTGATGATCCTGAGCGAGTGCAGGAACAGCGAGAACAGTATGATAGTATCATCGGATTGTTTAATGATATTATCAATTTCCAAAAGAAATATGTTTCAAGTTACGTGGATGAGCGTAATGATGAGCTGGCTGCCATTCAGTCTACTATTGGAATCAAGAAAGGTACGGCTGCCCTGGGTATCAAGAATCAGCCTTTTGCCAGCAAGGCATTCAATACCGTTCAGCAGGTTCTTCTCTCTCTGAAAGCGAAGTCTGCTGCAGAACGTGCCATCGACTACTTGAAGCAGGGTATGAAACCTGTGATTGCATTGAATAATACCAATGAATCGCAGACTGGAAATCTTGCGCTTGGCGAGGAAATGGACGCACCAGACTTGGGCACATCTTTGAAGAAGGGTCTTGAAGGTACACTTCGCTATACCCAGAAGGATGCAAAGGATAATAGTGAAAGCGGCTACATCAAACTTTCGGATTTGGGTGATGAGGCAGTTGAGGCTTATCACGAACTGGAAAAGAAGATTGAGAAGACAAGTACCGGTCTTTCCCTCTCCCCTATTGATGTTATCAAGAACGAGTTGCAGAAGGCAGGTTATAAGGTTGGCGAGCTGACCGGTAGACAGACCGAGTTCGTTTATAACGACAACGGAACTGTTACCAAGGTGAAGCGTGCTGATACAGACAAGAAGAAACTCGCTCGCGACTTTAACGATGGCAAGATTGATGCGCTTATTCTCAACAAGAGTGCAGCAACCGGTATTTCCCTTCATGCTTCGAGCAAGTATAAGGACCAGAAGAAGCGTGTAATGATCGTGGCGCAGCAGCAGCTCGACGTAAACGATGAGGTTCAGATGCGTGGACGTATCGACCGAACCGGTCAGGTGGCTAGAGGTGCATACGAGTATGTGGTTTCCCTTATCCCTGCCGAGCAGCGACTGCTGATGATGTTTAAGGCTAAGTTGAAGTCACTTGATGCCAACACAACTTCTTCCCAGAAGAGTAAGTTCAACGAAATGGAAGTTGCCGATATTACCAATAAATATGGTGATAAGGTGGTTCGTGAGTATATGGCAGAGCATCTTGACCTTTATGCTCGCATGGCTGATCCATTCGGATGGGAAAAGAGTAATGGCGATGATTTGTCTAGAATCGACCCGCAGACTCTTGTTGCTAGCGGTGGCGGTGTTGGTGATGGCGAAGCTGGAGCCGATGCAAGCAAGTTGCTTGGGCGTATGGCTCTGCTGAGAGTTTCTGAGCAGGAGAAGATGTTGCAGGAGATTGGCGAGCTTTATGCCAACGAGATTCAGCGACTCAACGAAATGGGTGAGAATGACCTTGAGATTACCGAGCTGCCTTTGAAGGCTAAGACTCTCCACAAGGAAGTTTGGAAGCAGGGTGCAGAGCCGGGCGGCGATAACGCCTTTGCAGACAACACCTATATAGAAAAGGTGAACATGGCCATCTTGAAGAAACCTATGAAGGCTTCTGAGGTGAAGGCTTCGCAGGATGGTTTGACTGGCGGCAAGACTTGGAATGAATACAAGACCGATAAGAAGGCTGCCGTGAAGGAGTACTTCGACCAGAAGATTGCCGAAGCGAGCCAGAAGTATGAGGAACGTGCAGTAAAGGTTGCAACAAAAGCGAAGGAGAAATATATCAAGGATGCTAAGAAGGGTCAGAAGGATTCGGGCATGAGCGATGAGCAGATTGAGAAGATGGCAGGCTATCAGTATGATAACATCTACAATCAGGAGAAAGATAAGCTGAACGATGTGGTGAAGAACCTGAAAGCCAAGGCTAAAAGGTTTGAGCGTGTGCTTGATACCTTCGATACAAACCAGACTTTCGTTCTGCCTACAGATATGAATAACCCTAACGAGTTGAGCGGATTCGGTAACAGTTATGGTAGACTTATTGACATCAAGATTACTGATAACTTCTCGCCTAACGCCTCTTCCGTTTCCTTTGCTACCTTGGATGGCAGAAGAAAGATTACATTCCCTATCGCGGGTAAGGTGGGTTCTGGTGAAAACAAGGTGGATATTATCGGTTCTATCGACCGCATGACTAAGCAGGCTGCCGGTATGGGCGATAATCATATCAAGGTATTGAACCAAGACCTTAATAATTGGGATAGACTGACCAGTAACGAGAGCCGCAAGGATGGCTATATTGTAACTGGTAATCTGATGCAGGCTCTGGTTGACAGTAAGGATCAGGGCTTGGGCGGTCAGCTGGTGAAATATACAACTGATACTGGCGAGGTGAAGACTGGTATCTTGATGCCAGATAGATTCGACCCTAAGGGCTTGACTACAGATGCGCCTATCAACAGCGTAACAGAGAAGTTTGAACTTTCTTCTTGGCATGGTGGTATTGACGAGGTTACTTCATCGGATGGTGAAGTAAAGGTGAAGCGTATAGACAACAATCGTGGTTACTACTATGAACTTCGTGTACCGAAGAGCAAGGCGAAGGGCGGCAAGTACTTCATGGATAATGACTTGCTGAAACTGGTTAATGGTAATAACTTCGAGACAAGAGGTAACAATATGCTTGCTGAGTTCAAGCCAGAGCAGTTGAAGCCAGTACTGGACCGCCTGTCTAAGATGGGCGTGAAGGTGCAGGAGGAGCGCAATACTTCTGAGGATGAAGGCACCCACTTCCGTGAGGACCGAGGCTTTCAGTATTCTAAAACAGATACAAAAGATGTTAAGAAAGGTAGAATCATTCCGGAAGATGTAGATAAAAACGTATCTTCGCAGATTGAAAAGAGATTCGATGATGAGGTTGAAAGACTTTATGGTAGCATTTCCGACCATCCAAACGTAAAGAGATATGCAGAATTGATGGCAAATAAGTTTGCTAACAATCAATACGTTGATACTTTCGATTATGACAAGAAGATGCAGCCAACGAAAAAGCATGATGGTCTGAAAACTATCATTGATTCTCTTGATAACAAACTTAAAGATATTGAAAAGAAGTATGGAATCAAGCAAAGTGACAACATCCGAGATATTGAAAGAAGGGTCAAGGAAGGACAGAGTTTGTCCGAAGCCATCGACGACTCCCGTACAAATGGGGGCAATGGTAGACTACGGAATCACGCCGGAGGAAGTGATACAGGAAGAGAAGGAACTAGCGGAAGCGGAGAAAGAAATGCTATTAGAACGCTTGAAGGACTCAGGGTGCTCGATGAGTACAAGCGAGCAGCAATTGATAAAGCAGCGGCTGAAAGAGCTAGAGAGTATCTTATCGAACGCTTCAACGACTTCCGACACAAATACGGTCTTGAAGAAGGAGACTGGGCTAGTCAGGATCTGGCAGAAAGGATATTCAATGATAACAACAGCGATAAGGACGTTCAGAAGATCTTTGATCGTATTAGAGGATTAGTAGAAATTCTCGGAACAAAGCTAAGACACGGAGCCGAGTCTGAAAATAGAGTTAAGGGATATTACAACCATCCTGAAAACTTTATTCATATCGACTCTGACTTCTTATCAGCCATTCGGTTTACTAAGCAAGACTTAGCATCTACAGTTTGTCATGAAATGTTGCATGTTGTAACATCTGACATAATCAACCTTTACCGAAAAGGATATGGTGACTTGCTTACTGAATCACAAAGAAAGGCAGCTAAAGAGGTAGTTGATTTGTATGACGAAATAAAGTCTTACTTTGATAAGCATATCGGTGGTACTGAGCCTTACGCACTAAAAAATCCTGCCGAAATGATAACTGAGTTGGCTAACCCAGAATGGAGAAAGATAGCAGCTCAGATTCCTGCTCAAAAAGGATGGTTCAGAAGAGTTTTCAATGCCATTAAAAAGATGCTTGGATTCCACGTTGACACAACGACCGATCTAGACAGACTTGACAAAGCATTGGAGAACGTAATCAGAAATTTTGATTATGAAAGATTCCAAAAGGGAGCCGAATTAAACAACGAGATTGTTGAAAGTAAGGTTACTGACCCTGAGTTAATCAAGCGACTTGAAGAGGAGCCTAAGATTAAGGTATATCGTGCCATGCAGGTTATTGACGGAAAGCTTTATCCACCTATGGCTGCTTCTGTGGGCGGTAAACTTGTTGAGGCTAACGAACTTGGGCAGTGGATTCGTGCCGACGAGAACCCAGACTTGGCTATCCCGGATATTGACCCTAAGACTGGCGAACAGAAGGTAGACAAGAAGACCGGCGAACTGAAATGGAAATTCAAGCTTGACAAGGGCGGCAGGGATGCTACCGGCAAGAAGGCAACAGATATAAATGCAGCCTACAATCCTTACTGGCACATGTCTCGCTCTCCATTGAACGACCAGTTTAAATCGGCTTGGATTCGTCCTAACATCGTTGTCGTGGAATGCGAAACACCTGTTAGCGAACTTTCTAGCGGCTACAAGGCAGATAGAGCCAAGGATGCCGTGGGCGAAGTTGACTGGAAGAGCGGTAGCGTGAGCGGCGAGGTGTTCAAGCAGACTGGCAGGGCTAGAAAGGTTATCCTCTCTCGCTGGTGCAAGCCTGTTAGAGTGCTCGATGATGCTGAGGTGGCTCAGAAAGCGAAGGAGTTTATCGGCGATGCGAAGGTTGAGATTCCTGAGAATGTGCTAACTCCTAAGCAGAGAATCGCATTTGAGGAGGCTGGCTTTAAGATTGGTGCTCCTGAGAAGGGCGTGAAGAAGTCTGAGCAGATTATGGAAGCTCTGGAAAAGGGTCTGACTATTGACAATACCGTTCTTCCTGATGATGGTGCCAAGTTCCGCACAGATAACGGCGAAAGCAACTACCCTACTTCATCGGTTGAGAGCCATATCGAAAAGGTGGCTCAGAAGACTGGTGCAAAGGTGAACATGGTTTCATCGGTTGATGAAATCACCAACAAGGCGGCGAAAGCTGCTATTGAGGAAGGTAGAAAGATAACTGGCTGGTATGACGAGAAAACTGGCGAGGTGCATCTTTACATGCCTAATATCCACGATAGATATACTGCCGAGAAGACCATCTGGCATGAGGTGGTTGGACACAAGGGAATGAGAGAGTTGTTTGGTGATGAACGATTCGATAAGTTCCTTCGTGAAGTATGGTACGACTTGGATAAGCCTGAGAATGCGGCTTTGAAGAAGCTGGTGGATGAGGAGAGAAAGTTCAATCCTCTGAATATCTATGATGCTATTGAGGAAGGTATCGCCCGACTCGCCGAGGATGGCAAGGGTGAAGCTGGCTTCTGGAATGGTATCAAGAATAAGGTATCTGATTTCCTTCACGAAATCGGTTATCGTGTTGCTCCTAATACTAAAGATGTGAAGTATCTGCTCTGGTTGAGCAAGAACTTGCAGAAGAATCCGAATGATCCTTATTGGAAACTGAGAGCCGAGGCGGTGAAATACCGTCTCGACCATGAGCGTATGCCTGCTGTCGTGGCGCATGATGGCATGTTCTACGGAAATGACGGAAAGGTTAGAAGTATGGATAATCTTACCAAGGCTGAGTGGAATGAGGCTACAGATGGTGAGATTCACTTCCGTACTACCCCATCTGCCGGCACGGCACTTGACAGATACCACCGTTCGCTTGATGAACATGGCTATATGTTCACCGAGAGCTATATGGACAATATGCTTTCGCTGAAGAAATTGATGAATGCGATTGTGCCTGACAAGAAGATTGAAGATATTGCTTCTTCTGAGAATCCTTATATACTACAGAACACCATGCAGGGTGCGATGAGTGATGCGGCTCAGATGTTTGAGCGCAACGTGATGAAGCCTCTTGACAAGGCCATGGCTGACGTACTGGATGCTTTTGACGGAAAGAAGGATGATGAGAAGATTAGAAACTTCAATCTCTACATGATTACCAAGCACGGCTTGGAGCGAAACCGTATCTTTTATGTGCGTGATGCCTTGAAGTATATGCGCATGAACGAGAAGACCAAGAAGCTAGCTGATACTGTAGAGTTCGATTGGAACAACGAGAAAGCTACCCTTGACGAGAAATTGGAGCGTGGAGACATCGACCTGAAGACTTATTATGAGCGCATGGACGATTTCATCCGTACCTACGTGGATAGTGACAATAAGTTTGATGCTGGCGAACATGACTATTCGGGTATTCACGCTATACAGGAAGTGGATAAGTCTTCTGATCCTTACGATGATGCAGAGGCTATTCAGAGCGTGATGGATTCAGAAGCAAAGATGGAGAGTATCAAGAAGGGGTCTGTTAAGGACTATTGGGATAAGGTGAAGGCTGCCACCCAGTATTCTATTGATACTGACTATAAGAATGGTCTTATCAGCAGAGATCTTTACGGTCACGTGTCTGATATGTTCAACTGGTATGTGCCTTTGAGAAAGTATGATGAGGCTACGGCAGAAGATACTTATGGCTACATTACTGAGCAGGGAGACCCGAAGAGTTACATCGGAAGCACGATCATGAGAGCGAGAGGACACAAGTACCTGAGCGAAACAAACGTACTGGCGCAGATTGGCGCGATGGGCAACAGAGCCATCAAAAATGGTGGTATGAACGCTATCCGTCAGGCATTTGCAAGATTCGTAAGAAACAACTCGAACAATAATCTTGTGACGGAGACTAGGGTTTGGTACGCCGATGACCCTATCACTCACACCACCGTGGAGCGTTACCCAGACATTCCCGAGGACGCTACGGCTGATGAAATAAATCAGATAGTAGCAGACTTCAACATGGAAATGAAGGATTTGGAATCAAAGGGGTTGGCGACAAAGGTGTATCGAAGAGGAAGAATCGGCTATAAGTTCCAAAGAGCAGAGAACAAATCGCAGCACATCGTTGATGTAAAGATTGCCGGAAGGACCCATTCTTTTATTATCAACGGAAATCCTAGAGCGGCGCAGGCTCTGAATGGATTGCTGGAGAACTCGGGCGCAAAGGGTATCATGAAACCATTGAGTTCTATTTCAAGAATGATGGCGCAGTTGTGTACATCTTATAACCCTGAGTTCGTGATGCGAAACATTATGCGTGATGCAGAGTTTGCATCTAGCAACGTTACTTCTAAGGAGGGTGCAAGATATGGTGCGCTCTGGGCGAAGTACTATGCGCAGTTGGGCTTGTATAAGGGTGCATCGAATATCAGCTTCAAGGATTTGAGCGGAACTACTGGCTTGGGCTTGTTTGCCAAGTATCGTAACGGAACACTTGATACTTCTGACAAGGTTCAGCGATATTTCAAGGAGTTCATGGAGAACGGCGGCGAAACCGGTTGGGTGCAGATCAAGAACATGCAGGATTGGACCAAGGAGTACAAGAAAGATGTGAAGAGCGAAAGAAGCAAAATTGACAAGGGCGGCGCTGCCCTTCGTGACTTCTTCTTCGGAAATCTGGCGAACATCAACGAGGTGGCTGAGAATATCGCCCGATTCGCTACCTATTGTGCGAGCCGAGACAGTAACCGTTCTATCATCCGTTCGGTCTATGATGCGAAGGAGGTATCTACCAACTTCAACCGCCATGGTAGCGGTGATGCCATCAAGAGTTTCAAGAACGGAGAAATGACTGGCGGCAAGGCGGCTGCAAGATGGGCTTACGGATTTACGGCTAGCTATCTCAGACATTGTTCTATGTTCTTCAATGCCGGTATTCAGAGTACAAATCTTCTTGTGAAGAACTTGAAAAACCATCCTGTGGGTACTTCTATCAACATGCTTGCCATTCCTTTTGCCCTCGGTGCGTTGGCTGCACTTGGAAACAACGTGCTGATTGCAAGTGAGGACGAGAAGGACAGAAAGGGAGTAAAGGACCCATACGGCGAGTTGCCTGACTACGTGAGAAGAAACAATCTCTGCATATATAAAGGTGGCGGCCAGTTTGTGACGATTCCGCTTGCCATCGAGTTGAGAGCCTTCTATGGTTTGGGTGACTTGGCTGCTGGCTTGACCTTCTCGCCAAACGTAAGCGGACAGAAGAATCCTGCCTTGGATGCCGTGGGCTGTATGTCGCAGCTTGTGCCGGTGATGGACTATCTCGGTAACTCTTCGGCTGGCAAGGAGCCATTGAATGAGACGATCAAGGCTATCTCTCCTTCTGCCCTATCTCCTTTCGTGGAATGGGAGTTAAATACCGACTGGAAGGGTGCACCGATTGAAAGACGTGGTGACTGGAATGAAAATTCCCCTGCTTGGCAGAGAGCCTACAAGGGTGTGCCTGACGGATATATGGCTGTGAATAAGTTTGTGAATGCGCAGACAAACGATGTAGCCAAAGGTAATGAGGATATGCTGGGCAACAGTTTCCTGGATATGGTAACGAACCCTAGTATGTTGAATCACTATATCGGTGGCATAGGTGGTGGCGCTGCTACCTTTACTGAGCGTGCTATCGGTGTTATTAAGCACGGAAGCGACACGGAAACCAAGGATATTCCTTTCCTTCGCTCTCTTCTTTATACGCCTAGTGAGCAGAGTAGCTTGCAGCGAACCAAGAGCAAGTGGTATAACTACAAGGACGAAATGGAGAAGACCATGGCCAACGTGGACCGACTGAAATCGAAGAACGTTCCGATTGACAAGAGAATCACGAATATCGGGGAGTATTTCCACTTCCAAAACTCCAAGGAGGCTGCCAAGGTGAGAATCATCGAGCTGGCAGAAAAACAGATGAAGCGATGGAAGAAGCTCAGAGATAAATCTTCAGATACCGAGAGCATCAACTTCGCTAACCAGAATATTGACAGAATCATGATGGATGCGGTGGATGAGCTGGATAGATTAGAATAATATAAAAAAGGAGTGGGCGCTTGGCTCACTCCTTCTTTACTATATGGCTAATATCGACTGTTCCAAAATATGTAAGTGTCACAGTTTTTGTTCCATTACCAAATAAAGCCTCTATATATATTCTATTGTCCTCATCGTTTTCTTTAATTAAAAGATAAGAGGACTTTGTTATATCCTCATTATCGCATTTAAAGGTAAACTCTCCAGAACCATAGACATCACCATGGTCTTTCCATACACCGGCATTAAATGAAGGGTATGCTGTAAGGTAGTTTTTCTTACCAAGAGTAACTCTATCATTTGTGATTGCATTCAAGGTGTAATTGCCTGATTTTACTTTAATAAAATAACCGCCGACTGTTATTTGTTCTATTGGGTAGTCTTTCCCATCAACAGAGAATTTGTTTGATACCTCGGCAACAGAATCATCGTTACTACTGCATGCACATAATGACAGAACTGCCATTAGGATAAATAATAATTTCTTCATGAATCAATGTTTTATGCGTTTGTAATTTCTGGGTGCAAAGGTAGGGATTTTTTTGATAGGTTGTAGCGGGTTGGGGGGTATTTTTGCGTAGTTTAGACTTTGGATAAATAAGGTGGGACTCAGCATGGAATGCTGAGGAACGGGGGCTAGAGGGGGTTATGTTTGCTGGTGGCGGCTTGACAGAGGGAGCCTAGGAGGTAGCAGGGTTCTTCGGTGTACATATTTATAAGGAACTGCTCGGATATGTGCTGAACTACATGGAGCATTTCGTGGGTGAGGCTATTCGCGTACTCCCCTTTTGAGGTGGTCCAGCCTATTACTACTATCGTTTTTCTGGTATCTATGTTGGAATAGGTGATGCCTTTGTTGGGTTTGCCTTCGAGCACGAGGTTACAGGCATCTTCGAGAGGAATGCCGGCGCATCCCAAATCCCGAAGATGCCTTCTTACCTTCATGGCATCCTTTGAGTGGACATCGTACATTACATGTACTGTCCAGTCATACCTTTCCAAGTAAATCTCCTGCTCAGTCAAAACTATAAACTTTAAACTATAAACTACAATATCTCTTCCCAAGGAATGCCCACACCATTGAATGATGTATCTGCATAGAAGCGGTTGAAGATGAAACCGTCCTGCTGATCCTCATCATCTACGTAGTCTTTGATGAATTGGGCCATCTGCTTTTCTTCCGTGATAGATGAACCGTAGAAATCGGCTAAGCACATGTGCGCGATGTAAACCGCATCATAGCCCACATTATTCTCCAGCACGATGTTATTCTTTTTCAAGATTTCTTCAATATCATCCTTGCTCATCATGCGGATAGGCTTACCGTTCTTCCGCATCTGCTTCACTGCCCACTCACACATCTTCTTATTGAAGTGCCAGCCATTGTAGCGAAGGTAAGCCCTCATTTCTTCTGGCTGATAATCGTAGGCATTTAATGATTGTCTATATTTTCTTTCCATAATCTTTATGTATTTAAGAAAGGGGTATGCCCACTTTTGAGCACACCCCAAACTAGTTAGTAATCTTCTCCGTAATCACTTCTGTAATCACGTCCACGGTCTTCACGTTGGCGCATGTCGTCGTACTCTTCATGCTCTCGCATACCACTTCTGCCTCCACGACCTCTGTAATCGGGCATGCGGTTGCGCTCGCCGTATCGGTCACGTCTGCCTTCACGCTTCATTTCGCCCAGGCAGTTCATCGCCTTATCCAAGTAGCGCAAGCCTTTCTCCACGTTCTCATACAAGCCATCAAACTTGTCTTCTGTAATCTCAACCATTATCATAATTCTAAGATTTTAAAGTGAATAGATAGGAGATTACTTGTTTATCGCCTGTTGGAGCAATCCCATCATCTTGTCGAGCTTGCCCTCCATGCCAGAAACCTTGCCTTCAAGCTTGCTGATCTTCTCAGTCTGTTCCCTCTCCTTGGCTATCTGTGGGTTGAGTTGCAATAGCATTCCCTCACAAGAATCAACGACTTTCTTGTGGTAATCTACGCTCTCCAGTATCGCTTTGGATTGTCTCAGCATCGTATCGACCTCTGCACTCATGGCTTCCTTGTTGTCGCTCACCACAAGGTTCTTATCGTTGGCTATCTGTCCGTTGGCAGGTAGCTGCTTGAAATCCACCTCTTCATCGTTCAGCTTCACCTTCACATCAACTACTGTTTCCATAGGCTGAGGCGTGAAGCCGTTGTTAAAGGTAGGGTATTTCGTCTGAGGGTTGCTGACCGAAACAACCTGACCAATCTGCAAGTTCGGGTTTTCGCCCTTATCTAGGACATAGAATAAAGAATTTGTTCTTAAACCTTGAAACATAATGTAATCTCCTATTATCTATTCTGTTTGTTAAACAATACCCGTCATTAGCTGAAGGGTGTTAGTGTCTCTCTCAAACCAGAGCTGAACCACTCCAGTTCCCGGCACGTCAGCAACCGTCAAAGCATCACCATTGAATTTGGTTACGGCTTGGGTTACGCCGTTGGTCTCGAAAAGGATAGGCAGCGTACCAGTCGTTCCTGTCGGAATAGCCTGTTTCAGATTTACGAAAATCGTTCCTCTGTAGTTGGCATTCACGAAGGCGTGGTTTTTAAAGGTGAACACCACATTGGCAGTATTCACCACCACGCCTGTAGAAGCGATAGCCGCCGAACCGTTACGATTCACCCAAGTAAAAGGTCTTAACCATAACATAGCAGCCTCCTTTCTTTAACCCCAGAATCCTGCACCATTAGCAGCATTCAGACCATACAAACCTGCCTGATAAGCCACGCAGTTAGGAACCGCAGTGAATGGGCTGTAAGGGGTGGTTACTGTCTCTGGCAGCTTACACTTGATACCTGCCACCTCGTTCTGCAGACCAGCCAAAACCTGATTGATTGGTGCTACAGCCTGACCCACGATTTGTGAAGTCATTGCGGAAGCCTTGAAGGTACTGTTCTCTTCACGCAGAGCATCAATCTTGTTCTGCATTTCACGCATCTCAGCCTGCTTCTGACCATCAACGATGGTCTGAGTACTCTCCTTGATGGCGTTGTGCAAGTCGCAAGTCTGTCGCTGAGTCTCGTAAGCTACATTGGAGAAGCCACGTTCCTGACCTACAGCCACGTTGTTGATGGCATTCTGCAAGGTTCCAGTCTGCTGACACATCGCCAACTTGATATTGCCGTCCATGGCGGTAATGTTGTTGTTGGTCTTGCAGCAGCATTCTGCCAACTGGGTAGCGATAGCGTTGTTACCCTGCATGATAGCGGTCAATACCTGATTAGCAGTCATACCCATCTGGTTGCCGACACCGCAAATTTCCTTGCTTACACCGTTGATGGCAGCGATAACGTTACCGGTAGTAGTGTTGAGCGCAGTAGCGAGCGACTGAACATCGAAGCCATTGCGCTGAACTGCCTGCATGATAACAGCCGTATTGGCATCGTTATTGAGCATAACGCCACCCTGTCCGTTAGGCATCAAGCAACCGCCATTGTTTCCACCGAAGAAGTTGCCTCTACCCATAAGAAGGAAGAGAAGCAAGATGGCAAACAAACCATCACCCCATCCGTTTCCATTGCCCTTGCCGTTGCAGAGAGCAAACAAACTAGGATCTACACCCTGTCGCTGCATAAGTGCTGGGAGCATAGCGAGAATGCTATTGAAACCACCGCCCTGGTTGGTTCCGTTCTCCCCGAATACGTAAGTTTTTGACTCACTCATAATAAAATAGTTTATTCGTTTCGTTCACTATTGAACTTGGTGCAAAGTTACGAAGAAGATGAGGCTCTGCCTAACTATGCTCAAAATAAAGTTTTTGAGGGATATATGGTTGTTTTTCAAGGAATTACGATGAGCAAGATGATGCTCAATTATTTAGTACAATTCTAAACTAGGAAGAAAGTAAGCTTTTGCCGGTACAACCTATTGATATTTTTGCTACTTTTGCAGGAAAATAAAAATATTGCGTATGGAAACAATTATCTCGATTATTATATTTGCCGTGCTATTCATATTAGCCTGCCTTTCGTTATATCGTATATGTACGGTAGGTAAGACCAATAAGAGTGCATTAGTTTCTAAGACAGATATGTATGATATGCGGTTTGCTCAAAAAATAAAAAGGCTACATGTACGTGTATTAGCATTATTAGTCTTCGGGATGATTCTTGTTGTTGTATACCATTTCATGCCAACTAGGCTAGGTGATTACGTTTACATAGAAAGGGATTCGTCTAATCACAAGCAAACCATTCATTCAAATAGTTCATGCCCATTAATTAAAAAAGGATATAGTGTAAACGAAGTCCATTACTATACTTATACTCCTTACTTTGATTGTTTCTGTTCCAGATGTTTCTATGAATCAGATGCCATCAAATTAACCAAAGGGCAAAATAAGAACTTCTCTCACACGAAAGAATTGGGCTTGTAATAAGTAGCCGCTTTATATTATCTTAGAATCTCTTTTAGGATCTTGCATCTGCATTCGAAAATAGTTATATTTGCACCAATAAAACATTCAAACTTATGAAAAGGAAAATTAAAGTTTATTCTATAGGAGTACTTGTTTGTATCATCTTTGATGTTGCATTTGCCACTTTGGTTGTCCTTAAAGAACCACCATTTTTTGATTATATTCTTATGAGTATATTTCTATTAATTTCTGATTTTATGATTCTTGGAATGAGCTATACTTACTTAAAGGAAGAATCAGAAAATAAATGCTTGGTGATTAAACTGCCTGGTACAGTAGATGATGATAGTTTACCTAAGTTAAATAGGAATAGAAAACATAAAGAATGAATATAAAAAGAAGGGAGTGCTAAACAACACTCCCTTCTTCTTTATCTGTATAATTTACTCCCCATACTTTGGTTCCTCATACATCAAGTTATGCTCATCTACGTAAGCCTTGGCTTCTGGGTATGTGTCAAACTCTACTGCAGTGGCGTTCACAGCGGGGAATACATCAGCATTGTCACCTTCCTCTGTGAGAGGGAACACCATCTTAGTTCCCTCATGCACTACCTTATACTTCTTTGTTAACTTTTTCATATATTGTTTCCTTTCTTTGTTTTAATGTTAAACTTGAATCCTTATGCAGGAGTGATAGAGACTGTGTAGCCCTTACTCTGCAATGTCTGTACTGCTGCATCTGATGCAGAGGTGCGAGTACCAATCAATGAGATGCTCTTATACCAAACTTCATCACCTGCAAATTTAGCAGTCTTGGCAGCCATATCATTTAGCATGTCATCAATCTTGTTACAACGGGCCATTTCTGTAGCAAGAATGTATGTTCTGCTTGATGTGGTCCATGTAAACATACCAGAACCACCCGTAAAGAACAAAATGTTATCTGGCAGTGTACCCATATCGCCAGTCAGCCCTGTAACATTTTTAAACTCCATCTTAATTACCTTTGTAAGATTCTTTAAGTTGGAAATATCTCCACTAATATTTGTGTTAGTAAAGTTAATATTGGTCAGACTAGTAAGATTCTTTAAAGCTTTAATATCACCAGTTACTTGTGTATTAGTAAAGTTAATATTGGTCAGACTAGTAAGATTCTTTAAAGCTTTAATATCACCGTTAATATTTGTGTTGCCTGCTCTAAAATTTGTCAAAGCAGTAAGATTATTTAATGCACTGATGTCTCCACAAACTTTAATATTAGTTAAATCAATACCAGTCAAAGCAGTAAGATTATTTAATGCACTGATGTCTCCACTAATAGATGTATTAGCAAAATATAAATATGTAATAGACGTACTATACTTCAAACTCTCTATATCAAAAGAGAGGTTTCCATTATAGTTAGCTTTAACACTAATTGATGTAATAGCATATTTATCTAAAATCGCCAATTCAATATCATTATTACTAACATAAACTTCGGTAATAACATTTGCAAGGATTGTTAAATTCTTACCCTTATTTTGTACTAAAGATGAATCTGTAAAATATCCTTCACCGATAATTTCTAGCTTAGTATCTCTTGATACATTAAGAATAACACACTGTGTTATTTCTGTAGGATTGCTAACTTTATTGAATTTTATTCGCATCTCACCAATACGAAGTAAATTACTATTATTAGAACTTCCGTTCAATTTTGTAACTAAACACTTTCTCATAATTATTTATTTAAATGAATTAAACTTTTGCGTAATTGTATGCTTTGTCTAAAAATGCCAATCTGTTCGTTAACCAGACAGAAACTCTTTTTATTGAATTATAGAAACCACAATAATACGGTTTGTTGCTATAAGACGAAGATAGAGGTGGCACATTTGTTAATGTAGTTATAGCCTTAAAGGTATAACCCATGTAGATACAAGTATCGCCATCATTATATGTTTTCTCTGGATTGTAATTATCTTCTGTACTAGCATAACCAACTATTTTCCAGCCTGTATTGAGATTTGGGCTTCTATAAGATGGAGTATCTGGGTATAATTTAATCTCATTCTCCATATTTTCATAGCCTATGTTGTTAAGCCATTTCTCCAGCAAGTTAATAATGTTATCAACCGAGAAAACGTTTGAATCTCGAAGCTGATTATATCTAGCTTTTATCTCGTCTGCATAAAGAGTTTCAAGACCAAGAACACTTCCTATTCCTAATATGGTATTTTTGTCACTATTTGGTATGACAAATGTTCCATTCCAATACGCCCCTAATATACTATCAACATCATAAAGTGTAGGTGCCCAATGCTGTCCGTCCCAAGTACACCATATCCAATTTTTTTTGAAACCATCTAAATGATAAAGTACTTGTGAAATAACAAAGTAATCAATGAAAGCATCAACGATAAAGTACTTTTCAAAAGTTTCTTTTGTGTTACTTTCAGTCAAGGCAGCTTTTACACTAGACAATCTAAGCAAGTAATCTTTCACCTTCTTACTATTTTTATCTGTTTCAGAAAGTTCTTTCGGATTATCTCCGTCATATTTATTACCATCAATATCAATGAGAGGCTTTGGATTTCTGACTTCAAACTGTGTCCAATCAATAGTTCCACCAAACAAGGTATTACTATCTATTACGCCATCAAGGATAATATTCTCTGGGGTTTTCTTGTCTGCATGATATACCTCTTTAGATTTCTTGAGATTCCATGTATAAATACCCATATTTTTCTCCTCTTTGGTTTTGGTGTTAGCCCATGTTATAACGATAGGGAAACCATCAGGATGACATTTTGCTCCAGTGTAGAAATCACTATTTACTTTTCCATTTCCTGTATTTGGACTATATGTACTATATAATAGTTCATAAGGATAACGTTTACCCGCTTTTCTTGTTTGATAAACTTGTTCCATTAGCCAATATCCAACAATACATTGTCCACGGAATATATCAATGTAGTACTTCTTTAAATGAAAGCTGTCTTGTGCAGGAAAATCCCCGAATTTAATCTTTGAATCATCATTGATGTCAATAGCCATATTCTTGACATAATAGTTCATTGATGAACTACCTTGTGCATTCAAGATTACAGGCTTACGGAAATAATTTCCATCCTTGTCATTATACTCGATTTCTGCTTCAATATTATCCTGCTTTGTAGTAGGCAACTTAGGGGCATAAAGTCTTACTTGTGCAGCAATTCTAGGGATAGGTAATTCTATATAGCTATCCTTGCTGAAATCTGACGGATTTTCCATCTTAATACCAGCAATCTTAAAGGCATTGCTTACTTCTGTTGCAGCTTCATCAGATAATTCAAGGTGTTTAGCAAAAATCTTGTGTTCATGACGAACACCTTCAGAATCCCTGTAACCAAGAATTTTATTTTTTGCATCAGTTGTAATTTCAGTTCTACCCTCAGGATCTTCGATATGTTCAAACTCTGTTGGAATGGTCTCAGACTTGGCATTGTGAATATAGTGACTACCATCATTGTAAGTAGCAGAAAGAACCTTGCCATCTGCATCTTTCTCTGCTGCCATATACTCAGGATTCTCCTGCAAAGAGAAAATATCAATGAGTTCTTTGAGATTAGTATCTATTGAGCCTACTTTCTCCTGCAATGACGCAAGGTCTGATTGAAGCTGATTGATAAATTGCTTCAAGGCATTGACAGCATGGATTTCACCAATGATTTGTCCGTCTCTTCTGATTCCAAGAAGAACATGGTTAGCAGCATCAAGCCAGACTGCGAAGAACTCTTCATTCTGCTCAACGTGATACATTTCATTGAGAGGATAATAAGGTTTACCTGTTGCTCTGTAGAAACCAAACAGAACCTTATCATCTGAATCCACTATAGCTTTGATAAACTCCTCATTTTCGATTACTCTAAAGCACTCTTTTACTTCATCTTCAATGAGAGACTTACCTTCCTCTTTGTTAACCTTGCCTTCCTGTAAAGAAGTAATGCTTGCCATCAGCTCTTCTTTTACACTATTGATAGCTTCTGTAAGGTCTGTCTTATCCTGCTGACACTGGTTGATAAGTTCCTGCAACTTGGCTCTGATTGGTGCAGGAATACCCTTGCCCCACTCAATGGAACCATCAAACTGAATACCAAAAAGGAAGTGACCTTCTGCATCTATTATTGCCTTGATGAACTCAGGAGACTCAATTTCACGGAATGGAAGAGCAAACTGGGAGACTACTTTATCCTTTGAATCACCGAACTCTTGGGCAACATTTTCCTTGTCGAACTTCTTGCTTTGAAGTTCATCAATGGCTCCCTGTGCAGTTACAGAATCAAGACCACTCTCTGTATTCTCGTATGTTACTGCTGAGGCTTGGCTTGCACCACCACTTGCGGAAATGCCCTTGATGGCTTCTTCCATCTGAGTACTGCGAGTCTGCAACAATGAAATATCTTCGTCGTTGTCGGTGATTTGCTGCTGCTTATCATCAATCTGCGATTGGAGGTCAGTGTCCTTCTCGTGAAGCTGCTTGACAGACTTGTCTACATCTTGAATCATCTGATTCAAATCCTCAGGGAGACCAGTGGCTGCTTGGATGGTTTTGCGAAGCTCTGGGTCGAACTTTTCGATGCCAAGCGTGTTGTCTGTTATCTTTTCATTTGTGACTGAGCCATCCTTGATTTTCTCGGTAGTTACAGAATCGGGAGACAACTTGGCGTTGCCGATGCTGCCATCTACTACCTGAGAAGCATCGACTGCATTGTCGGCAAGTTTGTCCTTGGTGATAGATTTTCTTGCTACCTTCTCTGTTGTTACAGACTCATTTGCGAAATGTTTGGTCTCCAAGGATGCCTCACGAACTACTCTGCCATCAACAGACTGGTCGCCCAACTTTGCATTGGTGATTGCTTTCTCTTCCACCTTCTCCGTGGTTACGGCTCGGTCGTTGAGCTTTTCGGTGATGATAGCCTTATCCTTGACCTTATCATAGGTGACAGCCTCAGGGGAAAGCTTGGAGTTATCTACAGACTGGTCGGCGATTTTCTCCTTGGTTACATTCTGATCAGCAATTTTTGAAGTTGATACGGCTCCATCGGCAAGCTTGCTTGTCGTGACATTCTCGTCAGCAATCTTCTCGGTCTTGACGGCTCCATCGGGAAGCTTGTCTGTACTTACCGCACCTTCTGCCAACTTCTCGGTCGTAACATTACCGTCACGAATTTTGTCTTTCGTGATGGCTTGGTCGTTGATGTCGTCTGTTTTCATCATCGGCACCATACCACCTATTTTTGTATCTTGTCTAAATGTAGGCATATTTAATTTCTTTTGGTTCTGATGAAGTGAATATCTGAATCTTTACGGTCTCTGGGATAACTCGCATACGAAGATAGAACTTATCTGCGTTCTTGTGGGCACGGATGGGGACGCGAGGTTTCTTTCCATCGCCTTTATCTTGCCGGATGATGAGTTTGCCCGGGTGTTTGAGCGTAATCATCAAGTAGATGTCACGATGCAGAGTAATCTCTGGTGATACCCATGCAAGTTCTTCCTCGTTATAATTCGTTGATACATACTCCATTTTGTACAGTTAATAATTAAAAGTTAATAATTAATAGTCTTCCTATCCTACTACTTTGTGCTAACGCCTAGCTGCTGCAAGGCTATCGTGTACATCTGATTTGCCTTGGTATCATCGTAGGCTGAGAGGAGGAGAAAGGCGAGATAGTAGATGAAGGCATTCGAAAGTTTATCGGGGATGGCTACATCGGTTGTATCTGATGTTATGCTCACATTCTTTGGAACGCCAACGAAAGAAATGACGGCTTTGTCTGGTATTGGCTGCAAGAGGATGCGGATAGGATTCTCTCGCATGATTGTTGCCAAAGGACGGTCTGCAGTTCCCTTTGCTGTATCATCGTACATCATAAGAGCCTCATCGTCGGTATCTTCTACTGGCGTTACTGCCTTGAACCAGCCATCGCCACGAACTCGGGAGATATTGATAACCTCGGTATCGCTAGGCATCGTAATTGCTCCAATGCCTCTTGTCTTGTCGAAACTTTCTACCTTAATGGTAGGTGAGGTTGTTGCATCTACCTTCTTGGAGTCGGACAAGACGGGAGAAGATGCAGCAGTAATGGCGATCCAATGCAGCGCATCGTTTATCTTCGACTTGATGATGTTGTCCATATACAAATCATCCTTCTCATCGGTGATTTCCGATGTGTTGTTGGATTCCTCGTCTATGCACCAACGTACTGCCTTTATAATGTCTTCTACCTTCATTTACACCTTATTATATATATTACTCCTTGCCGTAATCAGGGAAAATAAGACCAGCCTTGTCTGCATGTCTCATAGCAGTTTCAAGAGTTCTGCAATCCTTGTCAAAACGGTTGTTTATGTAATTAATAACTTCTTCCGCTGTACGGATGCCTGCTACCTCCTCTTTCTGTGACTTTTTTGTAGCATTCTTGGTTGGCTTTAATGCGGCATTCTTTTCCTCTTCAAGTTTAGCTTTTTCGCCAGGGTACTCTTCTTCCTCATGGTCGAGAATAATAGTATTGTTGGCAAAAAGCAAGCTAGACTCTAGAAGTTCCTGACAGTATCGGTTTCGCAACGTAAGTGAAGGATATTTATTAATAATAACATTACCATTTGCGAAAGGATAGCGAACCTGATTACCCTGCTTACCTGAAAGCAGATAGCTAATGCTATTTTGATTTACTCGTGCTTTATATGTCTTAATCATATTTATTCTTGATAAATGGAGGGCAGGGCAACATGCTCCTGCCCCCCGATGGTTTATTGTGATAAATTACTGCGCTGTATCTTGACCCGCGTAGAGAGTCCAAGCGGTACCTGTATAGTACAAAACTGTACCTGCCTCATACTTGACATCATCAGTAGGTGAATTAGCGCCCTTTAAGGTGTAGTCTTGCGTGAGCGCAACCTTCATACCTTTTGATGGAGTCTCAGGAAGTTCCTTAGCAGAAATAATGGCACCGAGTGACTCTGTGGCAATCTTAGCAATCTTATCAGCAGGTCCAACCAAGATTGAGTTGTAACCACGAAGTGCTACACTATCTGCCTCCTGATGAATCCATCGCTTAGCGTCACGGACCTCACCACCTCCCTTAGACATATCATTGGTCTGCTCCTTCTTGCCAATCTTGACGTAACGGCGAGAGGCCTTAGGGTCAAAGATAACCATGAAGTCTGACATACCCATGAGGTCGAGAGTCTGAGTCCAAACGAAATCAATAGAACCGAAAGTGTCCTTGAATCGCTTGAAGGTAAGGTCGAACTCGTTGTGATTAATGAAGTCGTTCTGATGACTGCCCTCCAACTTGATATTCTCCAAACGTTCTATGGCGTTCTTACCACAGAAGGCGAAACAACGATCATTCTCAGAAAATTCTGTGAACTGGAGTTTGGAAATAGCAATCATATCGCCAAGCGTGTAAGTATCACCGATGGAGTACGTGTTGGTGAGCTGATTAATGATACCTTCAGAGGTATAAACATCCTCAATCTGTCCGTCGCCGGTTTCAGCCTTGAAACGAGACTTGCATCCAAGCAAATAAGTACGCTCAGCACGGAGATTATATTTGATGATAGCATCGGTCTTCAAGTCGGCAACTGTAATAGGCTGTTCCTTCTTTACCTTCTCGTAATCATCTGTAAAAACGATGTTCAAGAGTTTCTTCTGAACATACACTTCTTTCTCGCGTGGCTGGAAGTTCTCTGGCGTAATGGTGAGCTGAGACTCAGAAGCAGCAGATGCACCAGCAAGGAATGTTGTGCCTACAGGAATCTCTGGACAAGTCATGTTGTCAAGATTGTCTCTTGTGTCTCCACTAACCTTCGGTTTTCCGTTGACTGCCTGCATGATCGCTTTTTTACCGTTAGCCTCAATCACATAAAGCATCAGTGTGCCCTCTGTTTTAGTCTGTGAGCCGGGTGCATAACCTGAAACGCCAGATGCAAAGACAGTAGTGCCTTTATAGAATGGGCGAATAGAACCAGAGAAGTTCGTTGAATTAATCTCGATGGTGTCAGCAGTTTCAATCTTCTGAATAGTCTGTCCATCAAGAGTTTCGCCACCGACACGTTGATGTGAGATTGACCAGTTCTTGATATTTACAGTTTTTGCCATACGGCGAACAACGGAAAGAAGCGGTGTCTTGAAAGGATAGAACTTAACAATCTCACTATCCCACTCCTTATCAAGCAGACCACCCTCACGAAGCTGTGTACTAGATGCCTGAGAGCCTGTAAGGTCTTGACCATCTTTATTTCCACCAGGGCTAAGTCGGTCGTTAGCATTAGGGTCTACTGGCTCTTTTTGGGCAACAGTATCTTTGTCTGCAGGATTTACTCCCTCGTTGCCAATTTGCGGCTCTACAAGGTCTGCCGTTGCCATTACACCACCACCGGTAACAACGGCAAGAAGCATCAGAATCATCTTAAAGACGAACTGACCACTCATAAAATTCTTAAAATAATTTTTCTTCATTTTATACATATATTAATGGATTAATTACTTCTAATACCATCAAAGAAACTTTCATGTTCCTGTTTCTTTGCCGGTTTGTTTCCTGCACCCGAACTAGAAAGAGAAGGAGGAATGCCTTCTGTGCTAGAAGAGCGAACCTTATTCTGAATCTTCTCGTTTCGGGCTTGCATAGCCGCCTCGTCGCGCGCAGAACTGATGTCGGAATCATAGTTGTTGGCATTGTGGAGCATCTTCCAAATATCATCTGAAATATCGCCACTCTCTACCTTGTCGTGAATCTCGTAAATCTGGGACCACATATCCTGTGCATCATCGGGATAGAGCTTCATCAGGCGTTCAAGCGACTTGCGCATGTTGGCAGTAACCTTCTCGGTAGCCTCGTTCTGTTCAGCCACGTCCTCGTTGTGCTTGGCGAGAATCTCAGCGAGTTTCTTGCCGCCTTCGGGATCATCAAGCAAGGTCTTTACATCAATACCCAAGCGAGCCATCGCATCGAACGGATTATCATCCGGATTTTTCTCCATATCCATCGCCAGAGCAGCGAGCCACTTGTGCTTATCGAAAACCTTAGACAACGCCTTACCGCTCTGTTCGTACTGTCCGAGTAAATCAGCATCATCATTCATTGCCGCATAACGAGCTTCCTTGTCTTCGAAGTCGATGTCGGAATGGCGACTGGAGAAACGCTTGGAGAAAGCTGTGCGATTAGGGCGCTCATCTACAGCCGTTTCATCTGTAGCAGCCTCAGCAGGTGGAGCCTGTTGTGCGCCACCTTCCTCATTCATCTGTGCTAATTCTTCTTTTGTCATATCTCTATACTGTTTGAAACTTTTCGGCAAAAATGCAAATAATTTGAAGAAGTTTTGCCGTGCTCCAACCTTGCGCTTGGTGGTTGGTTGGAACACGGCAAAGAAAGCCATGTTTTTGCATATTTTTGCGCCTATAATTAATAATGTATAAGAAAATGGTAAAGGCAAGAATACTGACACTTAGCAAAGTGATGCCTCAACATAACAAGTATGACTCTGTTAAGGCTCGCAAGCGAAGACAAGAACACGGCAAGGACGAGGAGTTACTCAGCCGATGCAGAAATGCTTGGAATAACCTGAGCGGTGTGCGAGAAACGAGGGCGAGAACAATGCGCTACTGTATGGGCGACCAATGGAGCGACACCATTAGAGTATACCATCATGGTTACTGGGAGGAAATGACGGAGCGCACCTATATGGAGAAGCGCAACCAGACACCTATGAGCAACAACATCATGGTGAGCATTCTGGAATCTATTGCCGGTCTTTATGCCAAGCAGGGTACAGAACCGGTATGCTTTGCCAGAGACAGCGACTCCCGGCAACTGAGCGACATGATGAGTGCCACGATGCAATGCAACTGGCAGACAACGTACATGCAAGATGTGCTGAACCACGCCATTAAGGACTATCTTATGGGCGGTCAGATGTTTGTCAGAGAGAGTTGGGAGGCGAAGGAACTTGAAATGCCCGACTCATGGACGGACGCGATGGAACCCGACCACATGTTTTTCGAATGCGGCAGCGATCCACGGCACAATGACATAAGTCTTATCGGTGTGCTGCATGACGTGAGCCGAGAAGATTTGTATCAGAAGTTTGCCAAAAAGGAATATGGGCTTACAGAAGATGATCTGAATGCTATCTTTGATATTTATCCTTTGGATGATAATAGCTACGGCTATGAGTTTAACGAAGAGAAGGCGTTGGAGAATCTCAGTTTCGACCACAGCAACAAGGGAAGACATTACTCTAGAGTGATTGAGGTATGGACCACGGAAACCAAGCCAAGACTGCAATGCTTTGACCCGATTGCAACTACAGGAACCGGTGCTTACTTCCGTATAGACTTGGATGATACTGCGATGATACAGAAGCTGCGCAACGATAATATGAAGCGCAAGCAGCAGTATGACGAAATGGGTATAGCGGAAGAAGACAGAGCGTACATCACTAGCGAAGAGATTGCAGATAAGTACTGGTATTATACCTATATGGCTCCAGACGGAACTATCCTCTGCCAGGGCGAAACACCATACGACTACAAAAGCCATCCTTTCACGATGAAACTCTATCCGTATATCAACGGAGAGATTCATCCATTCCTTGCCAACATCATAGACCAGCAGAGATACATCAACCGACTGATTGTGATGAACGACATGGCCATCAGAAGCAGTTTCAAGGGATTCAAGATGATTCCTACGAATGTGCTTAACGGAAGAACACCAGAACAGTTTATGGAAGAGGCGGTAGAGTATGACGGATGGATATTCTACAAGCCATCGGTAAAGACACCGAATGCGAAACCGGAGATTATTACATCGAATGCCGTGAACATCGGTACGAATGAACTGTTACAGATAGAGTTGAACCTGATTAGAGAGGTTACCAACGTGAGCGGTGCCTTGCAGGGTAAGACTCCATCGGCAGGAACATCGGCAGCCAGATATGCACAGGAAAGCCAGAATGCAACCACGTCTCTGTATACCATCCTTGCCGACATGGACGTGTTTACGGAGAAACTGGCAACCAAGAAGTGTATGACTATCCAGCAGTACTACGAAGACGGAAGAAGGGTTTACGACCGGAACTTCAATACGGTTTACAAGTACGACCGCCTTTCGGCAAGAGATATTCACTTCAAGATCAGCATCAAGAATGCAGCAGCTACGGCAGCCTTCAACACGATGCAGAACGATACGCTCGACAAGCTTCTTGAAATGGGCGGTATCAACATCATTCAGTATCTGCAGAACCTCAACGCACCATTTGCAGACAAGTTACTTGCCAGCGTACAGGAGCAGCAGGCTCAGCTTGAACAGATGTATCAGCAGCAACAGGCAATGGCTATGCAGCAAGGCGGCGGTCAGGTAGAAAACGGAATTGTGCAGGGTGCAGACCAGAATGCGGTAGCACAGGCACAGAGTGCATTAGGATATAACAGAGCAGCATAAGGTATGGAAGTACAGATAACGATAGAAATGGAGAAGGTGATGAGTGAGGTGAACAAACACTTCGCTCTCATCGGAAAACGCCTGAAAGACAAGAACGGCGATACGATGTTTGCCAAGACCACTCTATCTTCGGAAGAGAAAGGTATCATGAAGCAGTATATCAACGCTGCGGCAGAAACATTTGTAGCAGAGCTGGCACCACAAGTAACCTATTACAAGAACGGAGACGCGATGGTGATTAAGTTTGAGAACAGCAGATGGGCAGACGGAGAAAACGGCATTACCGTTCCATTTGAAGGCAACTTCATCGGCTATGTGATAGCCTATGTATCGAATGCAGTGTTGGGAATGACAGAACCAGACCTAGCCAAGAAGTATGCGAAGGACATGGCTAATCATATAGCAGCTGCCATTAAGCTGATTTATCATAAGACTCCACCGGCAAGCAGCAACATGAGTCTGGCAGATATGACAGGAGAAGTAATCATTGACTAAAAAGGAAAAGATATGATCATAAAATTTCAAATCATCAAATCGGTAGTGATTGAAGCGGTAAAGGCAACAACCTACCTGAAAGCAAAGATAGATACTGCGGCAGACAACAATGCTGCAAAAGTAGGCTTTAACGAGGCTGCTGGCGACGACCAAGTACACGAAAGAGTGCTGACGCATGACTTCGATACTTCGCTGGAGATTGTGAAGACGATTCTTGCCGAGTATCTTGTGCCGAACGCACAGACCATAGGAGACAACATCATCTATTACGACAACAAGACGGATGATGTGGTAGAGTTTATCATCAACGCTTCACGAAGATGCAACGGAACGCTGACCGATACACTTGCCCGACTGGTGGCAAAGTATGTGGAAGACTACATGACCTTCCAATGGTGGACGAGAACCACGAATCTGAAACAGGCTGAGATTTACCAAGCATCACTCGCCATTGATGAGCAGAGCATTAGAAGATGTTTCGTTCTGAGTGGTCCGGCAGTTCCTACTGTTCCATACACCCAGCATCTGACCGCCAAGGTGGACGGAAGCGAAGAGGACGGAGCAGTAACCATTCGTATTGACGATATGGACGTTACCCTATCCTACTCTATTGACGAAGGAACCATTGATGATATTGAAGCAAAAAGCAGCGACCCTAGTATACTGGAAGTACACAGAAGTCAGGAACCACATGCTTTCTGGCTGAAGCCTATCAATACAGGTGTAGCAATCATCACCCTATTCTCCAGACACAGCGACAAACTGGAAGTGGAAGTAGAAGCAACCGTAGCAAAGGAGGTATAAGATGGAGTTTAACAAATTACACCCAACACATTTTATCCGAGAGAGAGGATGGAAGCCCGAGCCAAATCCTTTCTTGCCGAAGCCGCGAAGAGCAGGGCACGGCTATTGGGATAAACACATCTTTATCTATGCCACACAACTCTGGTATGATATTGATGCAAATACCAACATGGTAGGACGCGCAAGAAGGAACATGAAGGATGCGCAAGGTGAAGACATTCCGACAAGCGAGAACGATCAGGAACGTCCGCTCTTTTACCGTTGGTTTGACAAGTATATTAATAAGGTGGAAGCAAATCTGTCTGCCTATGTAATGAAACCAGAAGGAAGGGTTAGAGATAATGCCCTGAGAGAATGGGATGAGAAGGAGATATGGCTGAAATTTCCCGACTACTGGGATGATACCAAATATGATGCACTCGTCAAGCTGATACACGACTATATCGTGACCGGTGCGCTATACGAATACTTTATGCGCACATTGACGAGCAAGGACCCTCTGACGATAGACCAGTTGAACCAACTGGACGAACTGGAGATAGACATCATAGACTGCGCCAACTCTACCAAGCCGGGCAGTATGATTCATACCCTGAAACCCTTCGGATAATAAAAAAGCGAGCGTATGGAAGATTTTGAAATGGATGGATTTAAGTCTGTAAGGGAGATACAGAAAGAGAAGAAGGAGAAGGTAAAGAAACTTCTCCCTGCAAGGAAGAGTGCTCAAAAGGAATATATCAGAGACTGGCTGGCAAGGAGCCAAGAGCAGTTTGAGGATTGTATGAACCAACTGGCAGAGTATGATCCTAAGACATACGTCACCATCTACAAAGACCTTACCAAGCACATGATACCAAAGCAGACAGAAGTAAGCGTTACCCACGGTATAGATGCAGACTTCAAGCAGCTTATGGCACTCGGTATGACGACCGTAGAGGACGAAGACGAGGCAGACGTACTGGATATAAGCAAAGCACCCGAGATACAGGATGCTGATTTTGAGGAACTAAACGATTTGACGGATGGCTCTAGTAACTGAACAGGAAATAGATAATCTCGTAGCGGATAATCAGAAGCGATACGATGAGATTTATGGCACCTACGACCCTATGACGGGCGAAGGTTGCTATAACTTTGAGCATCGTGTGAAGATAGAACTATCCGATTTCTTCATTCCCAAGATGTGGGTTCCGAAGAAGACTGCCAAATCTGTTCTGTTCAGAGGCCTGAGAAAGATGGGCAGCCTGAAAGACTACATTAACTATGTATTGCACCAGAAGGATGATGCCCAGCATTTCCAGATGCTTACCTTTGCAATCTGCAGGGTGAGGTTCATGGAAGACCCCGAGTTTGCCCTATACGTGACCGATAAGATTGAGGATAAGAAAACCGGTAAGATGATTCCTTTCAAGCTGAACTATCCTCAAAGAAAGCTACTGAAGATCATGGAAGACCTGCGGAATGCCCACAAACCGGTGTTCGTGGTTATTCTGAAAGCACGTCAGTGGGGCGGCTCTACCCTATCACAGCTTTACATCAAATGGATTCAGGACTATAGGCGCGATGGCTGGAATGCTATTGTGCTCGCCCAACAGAAGAATACCGCCAAGAAGATTAAGGCGATGTACCGAAAAGCTTTGGAGCGGCAGCCGGGGTGGACCGTAGGGCATCAGGGCGCAAAACTCCAGTTCTCGCCATACGAAAATTCTCCCGACGATTTCCAAGTAACGGATGGTGTGAAAGCAATCAGACGAAGTACGCTGACGGTAGCATCCTTCGAGAACTTCGATTCTGTGCGTGGTAGTAACTTCCACTGTGCCCACTATTCGGAGGTGGCCTATTGGAAGAAGACACCAGAGCATGATCCTGAGGGTGTGATTTCTTCTATATCCGGTGGTATCGACCCATTGGAAGACAACGTGGAGATATTCGAGAGTACCGGTAGAGGTAACTCTGGTTTCTTCTACGACAAGTGCCAGTTGGCCATGGACCCAAAGAATAATGATGCTTATTCGTTCCTCTTTATTCCTTGTTTCTTCATCGAAAAGGATATGACTCCTGTAGAGAACAGAAGAGCATTTGCCAAGTGGCTTTTGCAGAACAGAGACCGAAGCACCTGCCCGAAGGGCTATCGTGAGACCGGAAAGTTCTTCTGGCGAATGTGGCAGAAGGGTGCTTGCTTTGAGGCGATAGAATGGTACAGAAACTACAGAAACAAGTTTACCACCCATGCGGCATGTGCTACCGAGGCACCTATTGATGAGGAAGATGCGTTCAGAAACTCTGGTAGACTGGTATTCAATCCTTATTCTATAGACGACATGCAGGCTTTGTATAAGCAAGATCCTAAGTTTACTGCCGACATCGTGGTGAACATCAGCGTGAAGGATGATAACACCATTCCGAACTCGAAGGTGAAGCTGAGAGACGATGGCGAGGGAGACTTGAAGATTTGGGCTGTGCCAAACTGCCTGCAAGTGGAGAACAGATATTTGGTGAGCGTGGATATTGGCGGTAAGAGTACGACATCGGACTATACCGTTATGACCGTGATAGACCGATTCGGTATGATTCCTACCGTGAAGGGCAAGCCAAAGGTGGTAGCGAGATACAGAGGACATGTTAGACATGATAAACTGGCATGGATGGCTGCTGCCCTAGCCCACTATTATGATGATGCGCTGCTGGTGATAGAGAGTAATACGGCTGACCGAGAGAAGAACAACAACACGGAGGGTGATCACTTTCTGACCATTCTGCAGGAGATTGCCGACTACTACGATAATCTTTATCAGAGAACGAGCAGTTCGGAGAATGTGGAAGACAACGTACTGGCGAAGTATGGTTTCCAGACCAACAAGCTGACGAAGCAACAGGTGATTGATAACCTGGAAGAGTTTATTGATGATAATCTGTACGAGGAGCCAGACAAGGAAATGTATCATGAGTTGCGCATCTATGAGCGACATGATGATGGCAGCTTGGGTAACATCGTGGGTAACGGAAACCATGATGATGTGGTAATGAGTACCGGCATCGGTCTCTTTGTGAGTCTTACGGACATGGAGAAGCCTAGCTGGAAGAAAGCGGAAAGAAGAAGCCGTGGTGGCGATGGTGTTCATACGGCGGCGAAAATCTAGGGGGAATGTTGAGTGTTGAATGTTGAGTGTTGAATTAATAGTGTTAAATTATTATGGAAAGAAACTTAGAAAGAAAGACTTTAAGCTTTAGCAAGGGCATGACGAATGTGCCTAGCGACTTGCTTTCAGATGATTCTGAACTGCTGGAGAGTGACGGATTTATCTTTAAGGATGGGGAAATGAAGGCGGTACAGAAGGGGGTGGAAATCGGCAACGTTCCTTATAAGATAATGTACGTTCACAAGATGGCAGACTATGAAAATATCATTGCTTATGATGGGACGGCGAATATATACTGGTATACAAAAGATACCAGTGGGAACATCGCAAGCCCTGCTGATGGGGTAACGAAAAGTTTCAATGTAGGAACGGTTTATGATGTAAAAAGTATTGGTAATACTTTGGTTTGCGCCACTAGCGAAGGACTTCACTATTTACTTTTCAAAGGAAACAAATATAAAGATTTGGGTAAAGATCTGCCTCGTTTAGAATATGATTTTACTTTTGAGCGACCGACGGGCAACTATACCCAGGAAGAAAGCGGAAGAACATTATGTAATGCCAAGAATGCTATCGAGACAAAACCAGGAGAAAGCTATTTTAATCCATTAAACCATACGTTCATTCAGGCAGGAGGCGTAAAACCCGATGGCAGCGAAACCAAATCATATACAATGTTTAGCATTAAGGTATCATCAGATTCAAAATATGAGAATGAGTTTCAAGAAACCATTCAAGGGCATGTAGCGCAAGCAATAAACTGGGCAAAGAGCAAGAATATGTTTGCTTTTCCTTTCTTTCTAAGATGCGCTTTCCGCATGTTTGATGGTTCATACTGCAGAATAACTACGCCTATAGTATGCTATCCAACAGTAAATAAAAACTGTATGTTCAGTTCTGCTGTTTTTGATAGTACACACAACACCTATATGGATTTACATCAGATGGGGGGTGCAGGAAGTATGTTCTACTTTATAGAATACAGGGAGCTGCTATTCAGATTTGAATCAATATCTAACGACTGGAGCGACATCATCAAAGAGATAGTTGTTTTTGCGTCAGATCAAGTAGTGCCATTCTATATAGATAAAGGTTGGCATTTTGAAAGTCCGAATGGCTTGCATAAGAAATATGCTTATGCTAATTTTGGGTATAAAACTTACGAAGAAAAGCTCTTGAATTATGACGTGGATGGCTCGACAAGCACAGATACAACTAAAGAACCATATACCAGAGCGGTACATGACGAACTTTTACCAAAATACAAGAGTGATGATCAGATTATATCCGAATTACTCTCGAAAACAGTTTTTTACAAATTATTCACAGTTCCAATAAGTGGCAGTCATATTGGTGGTAGCAATTATCATTACACAGTTACCGGCAAGGGTGGAGAACCGGCATTTATTAGTGATGGGACATTGGAAAACCTTCTGGAGCAGGAGCAACTGAATGTGGATGATTACTACGGATGGGCTTCTTTGAGTGCCGAATCCATTTACAATTACAATGGCAGACTGAATCTTATTGGAACAAAACGAACTCCTTTTGCAGGTTTCGCCAAATTTGTAGGAAAAGACGGGTTTGAGGATGACGCATTTTTGATGTATACGCACATCGTTTCAGATAAATGTGATACATGGATTGAAAGAAGTGTTACTGCCGATGAAGATTTTCTGCAAGGATGGCTGTTTTATCCAGACCCGAATGCTACGGAGGTTATTTTTTACTCTGCAGGGAAATATATCAGAATTAATCTAAAGGCACATCCTAGATTAAATGGTGCTTATACGTTTCCTGTACTTCCACCAAATAAGCCAAAGAAGTTTACAGAAATCAGTGAAAGCGAATTTCTAAAGATTGTAACAAGCGTAAATGATAAAGAAAATTTGAACTCTCAGATTTTTACCTCAGTAGTCAACAACCCATTTGTATTTGAGGCATCGGGCGACAATACGGTTGGAACCGGAAAGATACTCGGAATTATTGCCAACACAGAGGCGGTAAGCCAAGGTCAGTTTGGTCAATATCCATTGATGGTATTTACAGATGAAGGTATCTACGGCTTGTCGGTTAACTCAGAAGGACTCTATAGTAGAGCCTATCCAATATCAAGAGAGGTATGTAATGAGGATTCGCCACTGGTGCCGACGGACAGGCTTGTATTCTTTGCTTCAAAGAAAGGACTGATGGCGGCAAGCGGTGGAAGCGTAGCCTGTATGAGTGAACAGATGAGGGGAAGAGCGCCGAGAAACTTTGCAACCTTCGGTGAAGGCAAGTTCCTAGATTTTCTGAAAGGATGCCTTATCGCCTACGATTACAGAGACTCCATATTGAGAATATTCAGCAAGGGGAAATCGTACCAATACATATATAATATGGTGGATAAGACCTTCTCAATGGTGAATAGCGGCATAGAGGCACAGGCGGTAGTGAATGACTATCCGGATAATCTGATACAAGATACCAACGGAAACGTCTATTCGCTCACGGCAAAACCTGACATCAACGAAGATACGGAAAGCTATAGCGGCTCATTTACTACCAGACCTTTGAAGCTGGGCGGCAGCATGACGTTGAAATCGCTGAGAGCGGTGAAGCATCTGTTTGATTCGGACGAAGGTACGATTGGACTGGAGATATACGGAAGCAACGACTGCAAACACTGGTGCAAGCTGCCAAGCTTGGCTGGTAAGCCTTGGAAGTACTTTACTTTCAAGTATACGCTGCAGAACTTCAAGGCTGCTGATGCCTTTGCAGGAAGTATAGTAGAGGTACAAAGCAGACGAGAAGACAAAATGAGATAATTCTTTCATACGCGCTAATTTATGATAACATGAAAAAGGCGGCTGCTCATCACGAGTGGTCGCCTTTAAAATTAGTTATGAAAAACATTTTTAAAAACATGAATTTCTTTATATGTGTGTTATCTGATTTTGATATTATTTACGCAATACGCTACGATGTAGCCTAGGATAAAGCAGTAAAGATGCAGAAGTCCGTTAACATTCGGCACGGCCATGGTGCAAATAATGAACGGCATCGCTTTCTTTAATGCCTCTTTCCATCGTCCTGTCCTACCCCACATCAAACCGAAGGAAGCGAAGAGGAAACCGGAAAGCCCCATTGTAGGCTGACTAACATACATGGGCAGCAGACTAGCGACAGAGGCAACAGCCAAAGAAGTGACTGGTTTCATATCGTTCTTTATCTGCCAAAGCACCAGAAGGTTTACGGCAAGATGAAATCCGTTGACATGGAAGAAGCTATACAGGATATGATTCTGCCAAGGACAACCGGGATAGAAACCGACGTGCCAAGTACACAGAACGAGGCAGATGATGCTAAGCACCAGCTTTGTTCGAAAGTTTCTTCTTACGAAGGTCCATTTCTCTGTAATTTTTTCCATACTTCTTATAGTAAGCGAAAATGAATTTGAGATTACTTGGCTGGATAAAGAACTCGGGTGCAGGCTCAGAAACAAGGAACTGGCAGATAAACCATAAAGATTTGCCCACGAACTCCTTTCGCTGCGTCATTTCGTTCATTCTATTGAACAGCGTGTAGTATAACTTCTGCCGAATCGGCTTCATGCTATCCACCTTAGAGAAGTCGCCGACTGCCATTCTGCGGAGTATATCCCAAGCTCTTTTGGGAGAAACATAGTATCTGGGAGCAGGAGAATGGACAACCTTTTCCCAAGCCTCCTGTTGGGAATGGCAATTAGGAGCTATCTCCCGATACGCCTTCATCAGATCATCCCTCTGTCTGTCAATCAATTCGTAATTTGCTCTTGCCATATAAATGCTGCATTAAGATGTTGCAAATATACATATTATTTAGAATATGACCAAATAAGCGCATAAAGATTTAAATAAGTTTAATATTAGACTGGTTTTCATGGTGTTGCGAAAGAAAAAGCTTAATTTTGCAACAAAATGAGATGCAAATCTCAGAAAAAGTTAGCAAAAAGTAAAACTAAATCATAAAATCGTAACAAAATGAGAACAAAACAGGAATCGCCTCTCTCGAAAGAGGAGGAAGCCTTAGTAATGGAAGGCTTATTGAGTAGGAAGATTTGGAGGTTCTATGAACTTCTATCAAAGTGGGCACCCATACCATTGATGCTAGGTCACTGGTATGGCGTATGGGACTATGGGCACTATCCCTAGACCAACAGTTGTAGATACCAATCTCAACGGGAACTGCATCATCTGGATTTATGTACTGGCATACATTTATATGCCACTGACCATGATACCGGTAAGTTTCTTCTTCAGATACTGCTGGATATTCCGCATTCCGTTCTTCTATTTTTTCGGTATCAACGCTATCAGACTATACTATCGGCACTGGCTCATCACTCCCGAGCAGTTGGAGATGCACCATGTGTTTATCATATTCACTTTAATGCTTTACGCTTATGGATTTATCAAAATCGCTCTATCGAATAGCAGAATCTGCCTTTGGGATGCTAAGAAACGATGAGTGTGGGTTTACTGAGGAAGAAGAGAGGATTGTGCAGAGAAATCTGCTTTACTGGATGGAAAGGAAGCATCACTTTGACGAGCAACTGGGCAGAGCCTGCATCGCCAACATCTATTATTTTGATAATGATGTTCACAAGAAGTATGCGCCTTACTTCGGGTTTGATGAGTTGAAGGAGGACTATGAAAGGTTATCATGGAACATACCGGACTACAACTTCTGGGATTTTGCGGTAACGATGAATAAGATGTATGCCGACCATATAGACGTGGTGGGCAAATGGTCGAAGAACAAAGATACCACCAGAAAAAGGATCTCGGAACTGGCTATCAGTTTCCTCTGTGACGAATCGACAAACCACCCTACAGATAAAATCTGGTGGTACATGAACAGCTAAGTTGGAACACGGCAAAAGCTATTGAAAAGCCTTTTATCTTTGTAGCCATTAATCATAAATAATGATATATGGCAGAGATAGTACATACATTTTTACAAGAGCACCTGTACAGATCGGCATTGGTTATTGCCATCTGCATGGGTGCTCTTATCATTTCTATGGGCGTAGACCTGTTCTTCGGCATCAAGAAAGCGAAGGAGAACGGACTGGCTACGACAAGTACAGGATTCAAGAAGACTTGCGACAAGGCGAGGAAATACTTCTCTCCCTTCATGGTGACAGTCTGTATAGACCTGATAGCCTGCACGGTTCTCCCCTTCCCTGTCTTCTCTATGATATGGGCAGGATATTGCGTGTTCTGTGAATTTGTAAGCGTAAGAGAGAAGAGCTGGCAGAAGGCTGAGATACGGAAGCAGGAGAAGACGGTTAGCATTCTTCTGGAGAACAAAGAAGACTTGGCCAGAGCTTTTGCTGAGATTATGAAGGAACAGGGAAAGGAGGAGAAGAAATGAGACTGATTAAGAGAATTTTTGTCCATTGCACTGCCTCTTCTCAGAAATGGGGCGTGAAGGAACTTTGGGATGAGTTTAAGCGCAAAGGCTGGAATAACCCAGGGTATCATTACGTGATTACTGCCGATGGTGGGATTCACCAGATGCTGCCGGTAGAAATGGTTAGCAACGGCGTGAAGGGATATAATGCTACGGCTATTAATGTGGCTTATGTTGGCGGCATCAACAAGAAGGGAAAGCCGGTAGACAACAGAACAGAGGAGCAGAAGAAATCGCTTATCACTCTGCTCACTCAGCTGAAGAAGAAATATCCGGATGCCGAAATCTTAGGGCACAGGGATATTTCGCCCGACAAGAACCATAATGGCGTAGTGGATGCTTGGGAGAGAATCAAGGAGTGCCCTTGCTTTGACGCTAAAGTTGAATACAAAGAGATATAGCTTATGAAATGGTATGACATAAGGTTTTGGAAATGTGCTTGCATCGGCTTGGTGATTGGAATTATCCTATTGGCATTTACAGGATGCAAGACGAAGGAATATATCAAGGTTCCTTCTGTTAGAACTGAATACGTATGCAGAACTGATACTTTTGCTAAGTTGGATAGTATCTACATGAAGGATTCTGTGTATGTTTTTCAGAAAGGTGATACGGTTTTCCATAATAAGGTGGTTTATCGGGACCGGTATCATAATATATATAAGGTGAAGACGGACACGATCATCAAGAGGGATTCTGTCGCCGTGCCTTATCCTATAGAGCGACAACTGACGAAGAACGAGCAAAGGCTGATGTCTCTGGGCAGATGCTATATCGCCTTTCTGTTCATACTGGCGGTTTGCGCGATTGGGTTTACTCTCTGGTACAGAAACAAAAAGTGCTAGCTTATGGCGAAGATTAGCGAAGAACTGCAGATGATTGATTCGCTCCTGATGGAATTTCATGAGCGGATTCAGAGCGGAAGATGCTTAACTAACAAACAGCAAAATGCTTTCATGTTAGATTTTCTGCACCGCATCGCCAACAAGGACGAGCCTATCAGCAAGGCTGAGGCATGCGGCTATGTTCATGTTTCTAGGGCTACCTTTGACCGGCTTGTGAAAGAAGGCAGGCTGCCAAAGGGTAAAAAGCGGAAAGGATGGACCGAGCTAGTTTGGTACGAAAAGGATTTAGATAAATATGTAGATAGATTGGTATAGATTTTACTTTTTTATTTTTAGTTAGTTGTATTAATTAGGTTTTAAGTAGATTGTTTCATTGCAAAAAGAAATCCCCACTCGGCTGTGATAGCTGGGTGGGGATTGTGGGTTACTTATTGATTTTATTAATAGTCCAGTCAACGACTACAAACGTTCCGAAAGCAACTAGCCATGATGGCAAGCTATGATTATTAATTCCGAACAGATGTAGTGTCGTATAATTGAGAAGCACGCTATAATAAAGCTTTACTAAGAAAGAAATTAATCTGTTGTACATAGCTAATCTTTATTTAATAAACGCCATCCATATTGTTTGGTTCTTGATAGTGGTACGATGCCCGAATATCGGTTTATAATCGGTGATTGCCTTTAGCACATCACTAACCTTTATCTGCTGCTCGTTCCACTTGAAAATGAGTGTTCCGTTTGTTTTCAGCACCCTCATGCCCTCATGGATAGAATCGTTGATGAATGCTTGCCAATTTTCGGGCAGTTTTCCATATTTCTTGCATAACCAAGAGTTCGGTCCTACTTTTAGCAGATGAGGAGGGTCGAAAACAACCATATTGAATGTTTCATCTTCGAATGGCAAATTAGTGCAATCGGCTATCATGTCGGGTTGTACGTCTAATTTGCGTCCATCACATAATGTGTCGTGATATTCTCTTATGTCGGTAAAAAGAACCTGTGGGTCTTGCTTGTCGAAATAAAACATACGAGATCCGCAACACATATCTAATATTCTTTGTTTCATACGCTAATTTTTGTTAGTTTAATTGCCTTTATAAGCCGGTGATCTCCTGCTATTTTCCCGAAATCTTTCTTGCCATGATAATAACCAAATCTATAAGCCCAATATCGGGTTTTATAGACCTGCTTCATAATCTTCTTTGCTAATCTAACCTTCATACGCTACTTATATAAAATTGTTACTCTTCTACTTTTATCGACCTTCAATATAGCCTCTTTGGCTTTATCAACCGAAGGAAACAAATACACTGGGCAAAGGTTATATGCGCCATAGTCCCAATAATGGATAAGTCCAAATAACAATGAATGTCTCTTATCTACACGATAAGCAAGTATTGGATTATCCTGAGAATCGTAATGTATGCCTTTAACAGCCTTGCTTTTATGATACATATCTACTATTCTATATATTGCCATAACTATTCTCCTTTAAGTTCCCTTCTCTTTAATTCTATTCTCGTGACACTGAATCATACGTTTATAAAATTCTATCATCTTTCTATTAACGAAAACAGTATCAAATTCACCTATATAGTAATCTCCATTTAAGAGATTACTGACGTGTATTCTTACAACGTCTTGCGTCCAGTTATCTATAAAAAGATAATAGGTTTCACGATTAGGGTGTACCATAAGGTACTCGTAGAAGTGGAATTTATCATTTTTAATAAATGTCACTCCGCAACCTTTTGTTAACTGACTTATGTCTTTTAATACTTCCATAACTATTCCTCCAATTTTACGCCGAACGGAAGCCCGTCAGCAAATGTGTAATGTTCCATAATTTCATCTAAAACGAATCCACTGATACCATTTATATAAACTTCTTCTTCGTCAGCGATAATAGAAGTAATTAAGGAACGATGCTCACCTTCCTTTCCTTTTATCCACCCGAATGGCTGATGCTTTTGCATTTCAGTCCAGCACTCTTCAGCGTTGGCAAAAGGGCGGTACTTTGGCTTGATGCGATAGTTCTCAGCTTCTTCTATTATCGTCTTTATGCTAAGGCCTTCGCTGTCCTCAATATCCCTCCATCCTTCTTCCTCTTTGTATTGTAGTATCCTCCCTTCTGCATAAGCAGAAATAATAGGAACTAATATTTTAGCTTCATTTCTCTGTATCATATCAATCAACCCTCCAACTCTTTAAGTGCTCCTTCCAAGTAACCAACAATCATTTTTTCTTCAAATTTTGAATAATAGTTACCATTCATATAACTGATAGTCTTTTCAATAGCTGATTTTATTTTTTCTTTGTTCATTTCTTATCCTCCTTAATCAAATAAACCTAAATGGGCAGCTTCATTCCACCCATACTTACCTTTACGCATTTCATCATGGAAGTTTACTCCACGCTTAATGCGCCACTTGCTTATCTTTCTTTTCTTCATATTGCATTTAACTTTGCTCATTGCTTATCCTCCTTTGCTTTTTTAAGATAAAATTCTCTCCAATCTTCAAAAGTCCAATCTCTTGTGTTATGAGTAAGATTGAAAACTTCCGTATCTTTCTCTAACTGTAGTAACAGCCAAGCGTAATCTTCATATCGCTGTCTTAGCAATCTTTTGCGACACAATCTTACATGCTTGTATAACTTATAATCAGCGGTTGCAGCATCAAAGATTATTTTGCCTACTATTGCTAACAGATAAGCAGATATAACACTTAATGCAATCCAACCTAATATTGTAATTACTAAGTCCATATTCTCTTCGTTTACCCTCTCCCTGTTGCCAAGGAGAGGGCGGTTAGTTACTCATCTACTTCAACAAACTCTCCATCTAGCAGTTTGTACCAAGTATCAGCCTTGATTCTCTCGCCATCAACGTACTCAGTCTTAACACATACTGGAATATTACGTTTCTTTTCATCGTTCCATTTCCATTCTGCCAGCGTTATCCATGAGCCTGCCTTTGCTTTTGCTATTGAACTATTGCCAGCACACATGATAATAGAATCTCCTCCTGTGCTATCAATCTTAGCAGAGTAACCGCTAGAACCAATCTTAGCATAGTCACCGCTAGAACCAATCTGAGCATAGTCACCGCTAGAACCAATCTGAGCATAGTCACCGCTAGAACCAATCTGAGCAGAGCAACCGCTAGAACCAATCTTAGCATAGTCACCGCTAGAACCAATCTTAGCAGATTCACCGCTAGAACCAATCTGAGCAGATTCACCGCCATTATCATTTAGCTCATCAGTAGCTTTAACTTTAGATGGCGATGTAATATCTTTTATCCACTCAATGCCTAACTTGATAATGTCACCAAGATTCAACTCAGCAGCTATTTTGATTCTAGAGGAGCAAACCTTAGTCGAGTTATCTTCTTTATCAATTTTGCCAGACTGTTCTACCTTTGCAAATCGTGATGTCAACATGTCATAGTAGTCCCAAACTTCCATCGGAGACTCGCAAGCATGAAAACCACGCTCGCAACACTTGATATTTCCTTCCTTTTTGTACTCTTTGCCGACCTCATACTGGAAGCCACGGCACTGCATATTCTCATCGAATCCCTTGTATGAAATTATCTTATTTTCTTCCATTATTTCTTTCTTTTATGCCCGAAGGCGATTAGCGCTTCATTATATTAAATTGTTCATAAACAGTAGATTTTATAACAATAGGTTCATATCCTAAGTCGTTATCATCTATCTTGAGGGCAATTTCCATATCTCCCTCTTCATCATAAACATCTTGAAGTTGTTGAATAAATTCACTTATAAGCATACTATTACTAATGTAAATAAATATTTTTATCACCTAAATCTTTTAATGCAATATCCTTACACTTTTGGCAAAGAAATTTGTTTCCCAAGCCTTTGTCAAAACACGCTAAAGATATAAAATCTTCTGGCTGGAATTTGTGCCCACAGCAAAAGCAAGTCTTTTGTACTGACGAATTAAGACTCTCACGCAACTCTTTAAAATGAGCAAACGTTCCAAATAAGTGTCCTTCTTCACACCCTACAGCTTTGTAGACTTTCTTAGTTATTTTTACTACTTCCATACCTACACCTCCATTTCGTGATTAATACCTAGACCGAAGAGAAGGTGCTGGAGTTCGTGAACATACTTAATGTATGCAATTTGTTTACATACATTGTTGTCAGTAAACGGATATACATCAAACTCATCACCGATACCTTTTTCTATGTAGATAGGAAAATATCCATATTCTTCAATATCGGGTTTTGTATATACCCAATGACTA